CACAACTCGACGTTTTGCCAGCTTCGATCGGCAAATTGCGCGCATGGTGCATACATTTATGCAATTCGTTGCAAATCCTGAAACACTCCAAAAATCATTGCACAGAATGAAACAATCAAAAGTAATCATGATTCGTCAAAACTAATCACCGGGGAATCAAGTGCAATCACGGACTATTCCACTATTCCGAATTGGTGGAATAATCAGCAATCGCAGGAATAGCATTTTTTGTCAAAAGCCATCAGGTCGACTTTGCTATGATGACTTCAACGAAACGAGTTGGAGTGGAGTGGAGCGATGAGACTCAGAGAGAAAGACATAGCATATGAAAATGGAAAATTTTGGGTATTAAAAAACAAAGATGGTTTTCACGTGATGATATCAGGAATTACACATAGTGTAAGTGACAGTTCATATCGTCAGTTAGATTTAGCAATTGCACGGTGTGATTATCTCGCAAGACGTGCAATGAGAAATTAGAATCTGAAACTATTCTGTTGGTTTAGTTATGGATGTAGGTTCATGCGATCAAAGCAGTAAATTGCGGGAGTTGATTGGGTACTCCTCATCGAAAAAAGGCGGGGATCATGAGAAAACGGCGGGCAGGGGAGGTGGTTTGCACCTGTGATGCTTACTCCTTCCCTCATCGAATGTTCGGCGGTTCATGCAACGGGATCGCCATTGTCATTGCCAGTGTTGGCGGTGCGGAGTGCCAGCATTGCCAGCTACTGAATAACGGGTCGTGCGAGGTGCTGGCTGGTATCGAGAATCCTATCGAATGCCATTACGTCGCCGACTTCATCCACCAAAACGAGGTTAAAATATAATGCGAACAGTTACCATTTCGAACAGCTTTTCCTACATCATCGGATCGCCTGAAGAGCGTATCAAGGCCATGCGCGACAAGGCGACCAATGATGTTACCGATGCCTTCAGCGCTGCGGCCAAAGCTGCGATTACGCATTACTACGGTCGTGGCCCGGAAGAGTTCAGCGCAGACAGCGCACCTTTCCTGGTTGTCAAAAAGGAGGGCGGTAATGTCTGGCAAATCAACGACAAGCAGACTGGCGAGTTTATCTTCGGATCGGTTCCGTGCCGGGTAGGAAGCAACGATGTTACCATCCAGGAACTCGGCGATCATGAACCTCGCGTTCAGCGCACGATCTACATCAGCCAGGATTACGCGACCTGCGTTCCAGCATAGCACGTTTTGCTAAAACAACATGGCGGGATAGTGGCATACTATCCCCACACCAACAAGCGAAGGAGCTACACAATGAACCATCCGAAGACTGATTCCATTCTCGCCGTCCTGAACGCGCATGGCCGCGTCGTTCTCCGCATGAACCGCGCCTCCGGCTTCACTCAGATCACGATCACGAAGTCGAAAGGCCGCTACATCATCGGGACGGTTCCGGGCGCTCGCCTCGTTCAGTCCTCCCTGGCTGGCGTCACGCTGACGCTGGAATCGAACAGAATGTTCATTGAGGCGTGGAAAGCATGAAAGACAAGGTTATTTACTGCATGTTCGACGGCTCAGGCATCATGGGCCTGCCGTGGGCCATCAAGGGATGCAAGGTGTATTGCTTCAATGCCGACTCCGGCGACCACGGAGAATATAGCATTCGAATGGTTCACCCCAATATCCAGTATGTTAACATTTGGATCGACAAGGATTTTGACGTGAAGCGATCGATTCTCGGCGTCCCAGATCCTGACTTCATTTTCGCCTTCCCGTCATGCACGCTGTTAGCGCATAGCGGAATCAAGCACGTAAGGCAAGATAATGACGTTCTATCAGCCGCAGATGATGCGAAGATGGTCGAGCAATTAGGCAATAAGTATGGTTGCCCCTGGATGGTAGAAAACCCGGTTGGAAAATTGTCGTCACTATGGCGCAAGCCTGACTTCTATTTTCACCCGCGCGACTTCGGCGGCTATGTTTCTCCGAACGAACCTGTGTGGCATCCCAAAATGCCCCACTGTGACAATTACACGAAGAAAACGTGCATATGGCACGGAAACGGTTTTGTCGAACCGAAACGGCTCCCTCCTCCGGATGGAGTAGAAGGCGTGAATTTCTTTTGGGCCTGGAAGTTTTTGGGCGGAAGGTCAGAAAGGACTAAAATGCTGCGCTCCATTACTCCGCGAGGTTTTGCCCGCGCCGTGTTCCAGGCGAATTATCGAGAATAGCACGAATTGCTAAAACTACCCGGCGAAAGTCGGGTAGCATTACCACATCGAAACGCAACGGAGTAAACGGAAATGAAATTTATTATCTTGATGATGTTAACTATTTTGTGTATGTCCGGGCCTGGTGGTTTTATCTTTGCCGTCATGCTGTTAGTTGTTGCCGGGATTATTGATATCCGCCATCACCATGTAATGACTGATTTAAGGCTTAATCGCCTGATTAATGATATCAAGGCCGCTTGCGAAGGCATGGAAATAAAGGTGGTGAAGAAATGATATCTCAAAAACTCGCCGAAGTATGCCGCGAAGTTCTCAGGATGAATAATGGCGGCGCAACCCTGGCTGCGATGCAAAATAAAATTGAGTCGCACGTTGGCTTTAAATTGAGTTGCAGAAATAAAGCTGACTTTCTGGATCTGGTTAACCTGTATATCGAGATGGGAGAAAGAAAATAAATGGCGAAGTCAATCAAGATTAAATGCACGTCAAGCCGTGCCGTTAACATCCATGAAAACAACCTTTATTCCGCCCGCGTCGACGATGAAGGCAACGTGTCAATGATGGTATATGACAGCGTAGAACTGAAGAAGAAGCGCGTTATTTTGTCGGTAGGCGTTAGCGGCGAGTTGTTTATTGCTGGCGACGGAGGAGCGGCGATTGCGACTTTCATTGAACTCAAAACTAAAACGCTAAAATGCGTCGGCCTTGACCATAGCAACCCGATGAAAAAATCCTTCAGCGTCGGCAAGCGCTACCAGGTAGAAAGTGGTCGTGCGCTCGGTGCGGTTGCTGGATACATCTTCGACCGTGACGGATGCCGCTGGACGCTGTACCGCGAGGAGGTCGGCTTCAGCGTATCGGACGGAACGACTTTCGAAGCTAAATACCTGTGACGGGTTCGGGGCCGTGCGCCCCGATAATCCAAGCGCGTTTTTCAAGCGTGTTTAGATTATCACTGGATCTCGGATTTAATACGGCATATGATTAGCCGAACGATTAACCAATCAGGAGTAAGGGCATGTTTTTAAATGACCGCGTATCACCGCAAGATATTATCGCCATCGCAGAAAGGGAGGGGATCAGTCCCCTGCGCGTTGCGATTCGTGAGAACGGGTATCGTGACTCCGTTTCATTCTGGCCAAAGCCCAAAGATATCGACGTAAACGCGGATAAATACCCAACAATCTCGATCGCCAATGATTACGATGTGGTCGGCAAGCTGGCGCTCAATGCCGCCCGATCTGTTCAGTTCCCGGAATCATCCGCTTACATGCACTTTCTCGGAACCGTGTCCGCCGCGATGATGGGTCGCTTTTGGGTCGAGTACCACGGCAGCGAGCAACCGACAACGCTTTACGTTATCACGTCGCAGCCGCCTTCCGCTGGTAAGTCTGCCATTAACTCGCTGGCCATCGATCCGATCGTCGCCGAAGTCGAGCGCATTAACGAGTCGCGCAAGAAGGAGCGTAAGAAAATCATGGCGAAGCTGTCCGCAAACAAGCAGGCGCTAAAAGGGGAGTTATCGCAATCTGATATGGTGAAACTTTTCGAAGACCGTGACGAACTGGAAGAGAAACTTGAAAAATTATGTGATCTAACTTTCCCGGTATCCGATACCACCCCGGAAGGTCTGGCGAAGATTAACAACCGCCAGGGAAACTTTGCCGTTATTTCCGATGAGGCGACGGCGGTTAACAGCCTTTTGGGGATCACGTATGGCAACGATGGCGGCAAGAAGACGAACAGCGAACTGGTGCTCAAAGCATGGGATAAAGGCCACGTATCGATCGCTCGTGCCGACGTTAGCAATAACATGTCATTCGTGGCTTTGGGCTGCATTTGCGTAATTGCACAGGATGAAACCATCGACGCCATCATGCAAGCGGGTTCTCGCGGGATCGGTGTCTCGGAGCGTTTCCTTTTGGTTCGTGAGCAAACCCGTTTGGGCGAACGCGTGTTCATCGACGAAAATGGGAATTCGACCTATGAGCCGATCGACCAGTCACTGAAGGCAGATTACTTCCGGCTGATTCATGACATTATGAGCGAGTCAAACGTTAAGTTGCAGGTTACTGACGCGGCAATGCGGAGACTGAATAAGGCCCGCCAGGAGTTAGAACCGGAGTTAGGCGACGGCGGCAAGTATTCGCATACCATGCTTCGCGGTGCGATGGGTAAGTTTGATAAGCAGGTTATGCGTCTGGCGTCCGTGATTCACACGATCCGGAACTGGCAACCCGGCGGGAAGCGCTCGAAGAAGATCGACACGGCTACCATTGACGAAGCGATCATCATGTTCCATGAATTGAGTAAAACGTATTTGTCGTCGGCTGACTCTTCCGGCTTTGCTGGTGAGGGAGCGGAAATTAAAGCGCTGTATGACGTTATCGCCAGTCGTTGCAAACAGGCAAAAGGTGTTATGACCGTCCAGGGCATTTATAACGCCTGCCGCAACCTGAAGATCTTCAAAGGCCAGGCCGGGGTGAGCAAAAAGATTAAGGAACGCTTATTGCCGAAGATGGAGGAATTAGGCTTTATCTGCGTGATGGATTCCGAAGTCTTTATCAACCCGTCGTTCATGAGGTAATTGATGTTCATTCTTGACATTTACAAGTTCTGCGAATCTCGCCGGGAGTTCACCCGGCAGGATTTTGCGAAGTTCGTTTACACGCACCGCGAAGCGCCTCGCCTGGCAAAAGCCGCCAACGTGTCGCAACGTATGTTCGCCTCAATGGTCTCTAAGGAGTTTTTAGCGCGAAGCTATACGAATGGATACCTTGACGGAAAAAACGGCGCTGTGTGGTGTACGGGGCCGGATAACAGGGAGATAGGCTTTGATTTCCGGTCGTTCGATGGGATGGATAACCGATATATGTGGGAGATGATGCACCTTGACCAACTCAGTGATGAACAGCTTTTCGGGAAAGCAGGTGGAAGATCTGATAACGGAAGTTCACAGGCTTGTTTGCGTGAAACAGATCACACCAGAAAATTACTTGCGTGCCGCGCTCATCTTGCTCTATCAAGGAATGGCCGCAACCAACACGGTTGAACATGGTCTTAACGATGAAGACGGAGTAGCGCTATTGCACGTCAAGCGGTACATATAGAAAAAGGGGCATTACGCCCCTTTGTTTTTTCGCTCCCGCCAAAGGCCGAACGCCCAGATCGCCAGCATTACTACCCCAACACCACCAATCAGCCACGGAATCAGGCTTCCGCTTTCATCATTCCGGATCTCGATCTTGTCCGCCGTGATCTGGTTGGCGTGAATGCTGGAGGTCGTCACGGATTTCTTGTTCGACGTGTCAACCTTCCCTACCGCCGACTCTTTGAACGTGGTCTCCTGCTTGCTCGACGTGTCCGTTTTGTTGGTCACGCCAACCGCCTGTTTCACGTTCTCCGCGCCGACTTGCGCCGTCATATCCGGCTTGCTACCAACCAGATCGGAAAGGATTGGGACGCTTGACGCGCAACCGGAAACGACGGCAGCCGCCCACACGATAAAGCCGATGGCAAGCGCTCGTTGAAAGTTTAATGTGCTCATTTCAGATCCTTAATGCATAGTTGATATTCCTGAACCCGGCGATTATGCAAGCCTTTCGACTTCTCCATCTTTCCCGTTTTAGGGTTGCGGTAGTACGTCCAGCGATATAGCTGCTCGCACGCCTCGCGCAATCGGCCCTGGTTCGTTAACTTCAGCATGGTGCTGCCAGAATATGCGCCGCCGCCAGCATTGAACGTAAAGCTGTACATCGACGCCCTGAAGGTGTCCGGAACATCGACTTTGATTTTGCTGTCAACGGTTCGCTTCGCCACCTGGATATGCTTGGTTAAAAGCGCGTCGCACTCTGACCGGGTATAGGTTTTCCCCTTGATAACGTCCGGGCCTGTGATGCCTTCGCATACAGTTGGGACGCCAGCGATATCCATATAAACATTGTATTTCGTGTCCTCCACTTCGGGGAGGAACGCGACCGCGATCGCCACCGCCGCCGCGAATGTAAGCCGCGTTTTCATTCCCATTTTATTTGCTCCTGATCCTCAATGCCTCTTTGATGTCGCCAGAATCAATCGCCTCCCGGATGGCTTTGGAGTCTTTCCACTTCAGCCACGTGCCGATTGAGCCAAATAAGATCATGAAAAATAAACCAATGGCAGCAATGATTAATTGCCCGGTTGCAGATCCCGCGAGGGCAACGCCACCGCTGCTATTGGTTGCCGCGTTGATGAATTCTCGCATGATATGCAACCTCTGTTAGTTAAATGGTAAGGTGATGATATATGCATTAGGCCAAATTAAGAACAAAAAAAAGGGAACCCATCAAGGTTCCCAATAGTTAAGGTGATGATAATAAAGGCATTAACTTTATAATTTTAATGCAACATCTGACACCATATCAAGGATTTTTTGCGCGTCGTCTTCCGGCTCGCCAGTGGTCATATCAAAATCGAGTTCATGGTAAGTGTCGCAAATAAGATCCGGGCGTCGAATATGCTTGCGGCTATCACCCTCAAAGGTCATGCTGTCACGATGAAGGCGGACGACAAACACGTTAAGCGCCTCATGCGCTGCGACGTGCTCCACCTCCTCATCGAAGCCGCCGTCGCTGACTATGCAGTTAAACGGCGAAGTTAGCGCCGAATCGCAAAGCAACTTGCCGAACTGTCTTTTGCCAAGGGTCGGCTTGACGAAATTTTCGCTAATGTGAATCATGAATTCACGCGGAGAACGGTCGCCCAAAAAATCGCATTTCACTTCTTTGTGCTTGCGGTCGTGGTATCGGGCAGTAAAGCGTGCAAAATCAGTAGATCCCAGCACAGCACGAGCAATGGCAAACATCGGCTGTTTGAAGCTAAGGTTCTTGTATTGCCACTTCCGTGAGATGATTTCCGCGATAGTGTCCTTTCCGATGCCCGGCGCTCCGTTGAGGATAATTACATTTTTCATTTGTCTACTCCGTGTGATTTTAAATGATCGTGAAGATTGTAGCCGTAGTCGCAGACCTGGTAAGTCGTGATCCCCAGGCCGCGCAAGTGCGCAATAACATTGGGGGAATCATCCCACGCTGCAACAATGCGATCAAGTCCGATTTTGCGTAACTCCTCCTCCTTGATTACCGTGTCTTTGCGGTTATCGCTGGCGCGGCGCATGATTAGGCTGTCATATTTCACCCCATAGCGGTCAAGCCAAATCATTGTTTCTGCCTTCACCTCATCGGATCTGCCAGTCAGGATGATAACGGTCATTCCGGATCGATAAAGCGCATTCGCCACGTCAATAGTGCTTTGGATTGGACTGTCGCCAATTGACGCGCCATTAAATTCGCTCCAACTTTCTGTAAGGTGGAGATCTTTTTTCGGCAGCAGGTGCAAGCGGTGGGTTCCGTCGGAAAGCGTGCCATCGAGATCGAAAATACAGATATTTCTATTCATCGGTTTTCCTTGTTGGCCCCTCGCGGGGCCGTTGTGGTTACATGTTCGGACGGTAGATAAAGCGGCCTACTTCGCCATATTCTTTGCTGTACAGAATCACCGCAGCCTGGCGGTATGAACGCCATCCGCCGCGTGCGGCGTAGGCATCTTTTGCGCCTAACTGGCCATGCACTTCGTCAATGCCTAACGAGTGTTCCGTTACAGTCTGGTGATGCCAGTGGCCGGAATGCGTGTAAATGTAGTCGCACTGGCCGAACTCCTTACGGAAGTCGGTAGCCATCGCAGCAAGGCGCGTTTCCGGCTTTTTCATCGTGTGGCCATGCGTATAGCCCAGCATGGTTTTGCCCCACAAGGTGCGATGCAGGATCGCCGGACTGACATCAACAAAAACGCGAGGCTCATTCTCATAGAACGCCGCCAGCGCTGCGCGTAGCCAGATCATCCCGGCCTGGTCGTGGTTACCTTCAATCACCTGCACTTCAACTTCTGCATGATTGTTAAGCAGTAGCGACACTGCGCGACGCAGCGAACGGATGGCAACATAAACAAGTTTTGCGTATCGGCTATCCTGATCGAGAACGTGACCGCTTGCCGGGGTTACTGCGTCCAGGCCGTCACTGTGAAGGAAGTCACCGCCGACCAACAAAACCGCCTTTTGTGATTGCGGAGCCACCGAAACGGAATAATCAAAGAAGCGGTTTAGAACCTTCTCAGCCGTGCTGGTGTCATAGTTCTCGCCGCATTCGTGCTTGTGCGCCATCGCCCCGATATGCAGGTCGAAGATCGGGTACAGGGCAAGCTGATCTTCAATGTAGAACTTCGATTCATCCAGCGGTTGCGGTTCGGCTCGCGGAAGGTCTTCGCAGAAAGCCGCCTGCGCTGCCTCCATAAGCGCAACCATGCGATCGCGGTCTACTTCCGACTTAACCCACCGAACGACCTCGGAGCCGTCCGCGCGAATCATCGTCGACGTGCCTTTGACGCCGAAGCCGTCCGGGATATGCTTCGCAACGTGGGCGTTTCCGTGTAGGTGTCCTTGTCGCGCCAGGCGAACTCCGCGACGTTCAACGCTTCGAATGTTCATGCCGAACTCTTCCGCGATCTCGCGGTAGGTCTTGCCTTCCTCGCGGGCGGCTAAAAATTCCTCGTCTGTGATTTTAGGTTGCATAATTTATCCCAATTGAATTGCGTAGTTAAAGATTGCGATCGTAAACAGGATCGCCGTAAATAAGATCGCAATATATCGCATTCTTCACTTCCCCGCTACTTGTAATATTTCTTCTGCTGCTTAGACTCGTGGATGAACATCTTCAGCGCGTCTGCCTCCGCTCGCGTTGCAACTGCTATTCGCGTGCGCTTCACCGGGCGCTCGTGTAGATAGGTGAGCTTCCCACCAAAAATAATTGATATATCTTTGATATCGAAATACTTTGCGATCTTCACGATATCATCACTTATTCCAGCTTCTTTTGCGTGCTGCCATACGGCAGAGCGACCAGTCTCGACAATCATCATTCGTCACCGTAAATGCAAAAACCTTCGGCCATTTGCTCATACATGGCCACACTTTCCAGGCCGTACCCGGCGCGAAAATAAATCTCACCGACCACACCATCAAGGCCATTATCTGAAGGGTTCGCCATGTAGTCGGCCATGCACAGGCGAGAAAGGTTAACCAGGTGGCGCGATACTACTTGCGTTTTTACTGGTACGATCTTGATGGTGTCTGCAATGGTTTTGGTTTTCATGGCGTTTGCTCCTGATTGGTTGATGGTGTAACAATACCCGCACACGGCGGGTATTGTTTAGCAATTAGTGCTGTTTTGAGAAATACTCCGCGCCTTCATGTGATTTAAACTCAATCAATTCTCGTTCAAGAATTTCTGGCCAGTCAGCGACCGGGGTTCCGTTGTCCATGAACTCCATGTAGGTTCCGTCGATGGTGTCAGCAAAGGCTAACTTTTCCTCATCCGTCCCAATGAAGCCGTATTTGTCCAGCAATTCAACCACGATCCGAAGGTACTCGGTGAAAGATTCTATCTGTTCCATTTTTCAGATCCCACGTTTGCGCATACGCTTTTTAGCTAATGACGGGCAAATCTCGCTTACCGGAATGTAAAGCGTTTTTTGCTCCTCTCCCGGCTTGAGCTTGCGCATGATGAAAATAACACTTCCTTTATTGTTGTTGTCGACTGGCTTCCCGCTTAATCCATTGATGAATGCGAGGCGACCGGATCGGCTTAACTGGTTCCCGTCATCATCCTCTTCAACATCGGCAACAACCCAGATAATCTCGGCTGCCATCTTCTGCGCGTCACGGAACCAGGCTGTAGAATTGTCGCCGGGTAGCAGAATATCGATCTGGTTGTCGTGCTCCATTTGCTCAATGGCCTTGAGAATAAACGGATCTGGAAACGAGTAAGGCGGATTCAGCCAAATGTGCTTGTTTTCCCCCACCAGCGTTTAAGGCAATCCGTTTTTTCGTCGTAGAACTTCGGGCAAACTGCGTTGCTTCGGTCTGCGGCGGCATCAAGATCGTAATTTCCGTAACGCTTTTCCATGTATGCGATCAGGCTGCGATCGGTCGCCCACTTATCGCGCACGATATCAGGCGTTTTGCTTCCGGCGTATCGGTTGCCTGTTACCTGGTAAAACTTGTCGGGCCTGACAGCCTGATAGTGTCCGCCAGTAGCAAGGGCATTGCCAATAAACGTTTCGCGCTCCAATTGCTCAAACGTGATGAATGCGTCACGAGTGTCTTTGTCTGTGATATCTTTTGCCATTATTATTTAACCTCGCAGGTTAAGGTATTATGAAAAGCGCCCACACTAACATCAATGGTGTTTTTGTTGACTACATAATGAGCGTACCCGAAAGGAGTAAGCAGTTTATATTGATTTTCGCCAGCGCCATCAATTATAACGCCAGAGTTTTCACCATTGACAACTTTCATATATTTGCTAGTCACCTCGAACGCTTCACTCCCGCAATCATATGTTTTCGGTTTTTCGCTGCAACCAATAAGACCAAGAGACAGAACAACTAAAGCCAGCATCTTTTTCATTTTCAACACTCCATTCTTCGTTTCGATGGGGAAATAATACCCGGCTTTCGCCGGGCGGTTTTAACAAAAAGTGCTATTTGATGGCATCGCAGAAAGCGATCTTGAATTGCTCGAAGCCATAGGCCACAGCGGAGAATCCGCCGCGACGCCGGACGGCAGCAAGGAACTCCCTTTGCTCCTTGCTCACTGGCGACGCCTGCGCCTTACCCTGGCGCTTTAGCTCAATGGCTGCGAACGGGTATTTGCCACCGAAACCAATCAGGATAACGAAGTCGCTAACGCCTTTAAGCAATCCCATTTGATGATCGATAACCGCGCTCGCCTTGTGCTTGCTTCCTTCGTTAACCGTATGCCAGAACAGATAATCAGGGTATTCGTGCCGCAGCCACGAAACGCTATTCATCTGATCGATTTTCTCAAGCGGGCAAGCCTTTACAGGCCCGCCGTAGTATTCGAGATAATCACCTTTATCAGTAATCACTATTCGTCTCCAAAATCTTTGCGTGAAATAATATCTTCCTTCTTACCGTTAACGCGATGCGTTACGCGCTTCGGCGCTCGGAAGTAATGCGCATTCTCAAGGATTTTTCGCGCATTTTTCATCCCGCCCAGCTTGCCTCGCATTACCGCGTCGCTAACGTGCTGGAAGACTGCCTTTTGCCGCCATAACTTGCCGCAAATCTGATTATCTGATTCCGGGAAGAACTTTTCCCTTGCGGTGAATCGCTCGCCGTCATGGTTCAGTAACACGTAATTAAAGATGATCCCTGACTGATTGCGAGTCAAGCCGATATCGAACCCGACAACATCATACCAGTCATTTTGCGTATAGTGCTTCCCGGTGAGATTGTCATTGGGGTCTTTAAGCTGCACCCCGCAGCATCTGCACTGGCGAGCAACAATATCGTTTTCAGCGTAACACCCCTTTACCTTAATCTTCCCTGTTCGCGGGTCTTTCTGGTCTTCGCAGCGCTGCGAGATCCAGAAGTATTCGCAACGATTGCCGTTGCTGTCTTTGTGGATGCATCGGCGGGCGTACTCGCTATTTTCTCCCTTGCATACCGGGCAAATTTTCGGGCCGTTCTTGCTGCTCTTGCGTCTTTGGTATTGCGCCTGCTCAAGAATCGGATCGAAATATAGCTGGCCCAAATCGTCCATAGTCCCGGCGAAGTCCCAAACTAAATGGTCTTCCTTCACCCACGAGTAAGGTGGCTGTTTTTGCCAGTCTTTTAACAGTCGCATACCGCGCCCCAAAAGCTGAATAAGCAACGTAAGCGATCCGATCTTGCGCAATATCACCGAAAAATCCCAAAACGGAACGTTAACGCCAGTGGTTAGGGCCATCACCTGGAAGATGTATTTAATCTCCCCGCGATTCGCCTTGTCCAAAATTTCGCCGCGTTTCTTCGAGTTGGTCTTCTCGGTGATGATCGCGTATGTTGCGTCCGGAGGTAGATAGCTCGCCGCTTCCTTGCAATGCCGCTGGCCAGCGCAAGTAATAAGAACGCCGTTTCGGGTTTTCGCACGCTCCACGACCTTTTGCATAATCAGCTTCGTCATCTCGCCGGATTCATGGATTTTCTTTTCCATCTTGCGCAATTCTTCCGCGCTAAAATCCTGCGTACCGTCCTGACTGGAGCCGTGGAACTCTGAAAGATCATACCCCAACCCATCCGCCTCGGTATCGCCGAAAATGGTGGGAACAACCGATCCGAACTCGACAAGATAGTTTGTGTTAATGTCGGTGATCTGCTCGCGCCAGAATCCAAGCTGCGTCTTGTCTTCCTGCAAGATGGGAACCACCCCGCGAAACTCCGACCCCGTATAACCGACGATGCGAAGTTCTCGCCCTGTCTTCTCAAGGCACCTCCGCATTAACTCGCAAATGACGATCGTGTACTGCGTGCGACCGCCGCCGAATTCTACGTCGTCGAATTTTTCGTCGTATGGGTGGTCGGCATCGACCAATTCCCCGTTCACGCGATACGGCTTATCTTTCGGCCTGCTCATGTACTCGAACGATTCATTGTTGGCGATCGCCTCCGCCAAATCTTGCCAGTCAACCTGGTGGCATTCGTCAATAGCTAGAACTGAAGGCACGTAGTCACCCAGCATTTTAAACAGGCCATTAACCACTGTCCCTTCAGATCCGACGACAATCGGGAAGTATGCAGCCTTTGTTCCTAACCCGGCGCAATAAACGGAGTTGGGAACATCGAGGTTACTGATCTCCTCGGAATCCTGCTTCACGATCTCGGCCTGGCGAGCAAGAACCATCATGGGTAAGTTCATTGCCTTGCACTGCGCCGCGAGCATGGCGATCATGATGGTTTTCCCGGCGGAAACCGAAGCCTTAATGTAAAAAGGATGTTCATATTTTGCGATCCGCTTCGCGGTCTCAATATACGCAACCGCCTGATACGGGTAAGGAACGATATTTCCGACGGTGAACCGCTTTTGTATTAACGGGATCTTGTCTGCGTAGGCTTCAATTTGTTGTTCAATTGTGAGCATGTGCAATCCTAATTTGTCATTCGCATAGTTGCGTGTATAATACATGGAACATTTTATCAGGTTTAACAAAAAATGCTATGAGGGTTAAATTATGGAACAAATGGCAAAGATTGATAAGCGAACCTTGAACGGCAATAACGGAACATCGCGCGGGAAAGATAAGAAGAAACGCAAGCGACCGACTGGTTACTACGTGCTGAAGGATGAGGTTCGCGCCGGGTTGACTGCGCGGATGGAGCTTGTTATTGATGCCTTCGGTGGCATCGCTGGAACGGCAAAAGAGTTGGGGGTTAGCATCCAGGTTGTTCAGCAGTGGCGTAAGCGCGGCATGATCTCAGCCGATGGCGCTTATCTCGTACATAAGAGCTACCGCCGGAACAATTGCAAAGGTTTCCGCGCCTCATTCTGCCGACCAGATTTAAGGTTTGACAGCAACGGCAAGCCAGTTACGCGCAGATGCGACCGCCGGGAAATGCTCCGCGTAGTCCGATAGCACAATTTGTCTAAACACTAAACGCCTGCCGGGTTATCATTCTCGTGTAGGCGTTTTTTATTTGGAGGTAACGACGTGGATTTTTACGATGAAAAAGAGGTTTTGCCGTACATGGCTGGCATGTGGCGCGAAGCGTTGCAGAACATTTGCGGCATCCACTCTCGATACTTCAACGGCAAGCACCAGGACTGCCCGAACTGCGGCGGCAAAGACCGATTCCGCTGGACTGACAAGTTAGAAACGCGCGGCGACGGCGGCGCATACTGTGGCGGCTGCGGTGCTGATAAGGGGATCGGCTGGTTAATGAAGTTAAGCGGCCAGCCGTATAGCGAATGCATCAACATTCTTGGGCGCTATCTCGGCAAGGTTCCGCAAGAATACGTGGTCAAGAGAAACAAGCAGGTAGCTCGTGATAACGGGTATGACTACGGAAAGATGGCAGATCATGAAAGAGTGCTGGCAGTTTTAAACAGAACGGAGGCCGTCGATAGCACGCCTGTAACGCTCTATGAGGGCATTGAAAATGAGCATATCAAATCATATCAGGTTGGCGTAAAAACTCACGAGAACGGCAGGCAGGAGCTAATTCACGCGCTACCGATGCAACTCGTGCATGAAGATGGGCTGGATGATGAGTATTGCAATATCCTGTTCATTGATGAAGAAGGCAGGGAGAAGATGTTAGCTGGAGATCTGACCTTCGGATCGGTGATAGTGACCAATCAGAGCGACGACGGTAACGGGCCGATTTACCTTGCTCGTTCCTGGATTGAGGCGATGCACTTCAATATTGCCAGTTCGTTCAAGTGTGACGTTTGGGCCTGCATCATACCTTCGAACGTCGAGATCGTGGCGTACAGGTATAAAGGCAAGGGCGGAGAAGGTAAGCGAGAAATGCGGGTAGTTTGCCGTCGTGGAGATCGGGATATGCTGGCGGCTGCCGACGATTGGGATCTAAAGGTTATCGTTCCGAACGGTGACAACTTTAAGCTCGGATTTGAACGTAAGTTGTACAAGGCATCGTCGCTTCTCTGATTAAATGTTGACCAGAAATTAGGTAAGATTGAGAAAATCAGTCTTACCTTTTTTTTATGCCTGAAATTCAGCGACTTGCAACTGGTCGAACCACTTTAGGTAAGATTTAGTAAGATGAATCTTACGTAAATTTCGCGCAAAATTTAACCAATTAACCGCAATATATAGATAGTAAGTATATGATAAATAACAATATTATTATTATTACTCTATCTGTATCTATCAATCTTGGTAAGATTTCTCCGTGGTGCGTGTCTTTTTTCGCTGGATTTCGCGCCATATTTTTCATGGATATTTACCTATAGGGATCTTACCATCTTACCTATTTGCATTAACTCAATGAAATATATAGGAAAAATAACGTAAGATGCATCTTACTAAATCTTACGTAAATTTCGCTCATTTTTTGACCAACCACGGATAGCACTTTTTTGACTTGCGCCGGGAATCATCATGCGTATACTTAACGCAACGAAACCACAAATGGAGCAATATCAATGGCTGAAGCAATTTTCAGGGCATACACCAGCAGTGAATTGACTAACGAGCAATATCACGATCCTAACTCCTGGTGCGCGGAATACGTTAGCGGCTCAAGCCTCGGCGAGATTTACGCAACATCCCCGGCGCACTGGAAATACAAGGTGCGTGAGGAAACCGCCGCGCTGGCGTTCGGAACCTGTTCGCATACCTGTATGCTTGAGACGGCAAAATTTAATGGCGAGTACCTGCGGGCGACTTCTCCGGGCGAGGTTAAAGATCTGATTACGTCGAAGTCGGCACTGTCTGCGAAGCTGAAAGCGTGTGGCCTGATTGGGACGTCCAACAAGGATTACCCGGAACTTCTGGAAATGGCATATCGCGCAGGGATTGACGTAAATGTTTGGTGGGCGATTGAACTTTGCGACGAAAGCGCCGCGATGAACTCCGGGCGCAAGCTGGTTAAGGATGTTGATTTCGATGCCGTTGTTCAAATGCGAAGCGTGATGTTGGCCAACCCGCGACACGCCGCATGTATCGAATCGCCTACCGCACAGCGTGAATTGTCAATCTTCGGTGAGATCTTCGGCGTCAAGGTCAAGGTTCGACTCGATCATGTTGACGTGGTTTCCGATCCAGAACTCATCAAGGAGTGGGGGTTCAACCCGGATGAAGTTTTCGAGGTAGTGGTGATTACCGACTACAAAACCACACAATCTTCCAAGCCGGACGATTTCGGGCGACTCGCATTCAATTTGGGCTACTATCTCAAGATGGCATTGCAGCGCGATCTGTTTGTGAAGACCTACAACGAAAAACGCCCGGTAGTTGTCAGACTGCTAACGCAGGAGAAAAAATCACCGTTTGCTCCGCTGGCGTTCACCCTGACCAGCCAGCAGATCGAGATCGGTCGCAAGCAGTATCAAAGCGTGATTCATCAGTATGCGGAATGCGTGAAGCATGATTCATGGCCATCATATGAGTCAAACGCGGCGGAAGTCGTTTTGCCTACTCCGCAGTTTGTGAAATACATGTTCCCGGACGTATACGGCACAAATAGCTAAACACTGGTGCGCACTTGTGATATAGTGCGCATTACCAATCAGGAAAAGGAAACTTTATCATGCGTACATCTGAAAAATTCACCACCATTGCAGCCGCATTAATCAAGGCAAAATCTGGCTTCGTGGCCGCGAAGAAAAGCGGGAAGAACAACCATCTTGGGAACACCTATGCGAATCTTGGTGATATCCTCGACGCGATTTCCCCGGCGCTGGAGAAGAATAAAATTATGGTCATTCAATCAATGATGGATACCAGCACCGAAAAGGTTATGCACCTCGAAACTATGTTTCTGCATGAAAGCGGCGAGTTCATGGCGTTTCAGTACAATATGCCGATCAGTAAAACAGTCGAGCAAGCATATGGTTCAACAACATCTTACGCCCGCCGCTATGCGCTGGCCGCAGCGCTCGGTATCAAGCAGGCGGATGATGATGCAGAAATTACGAAAATGACGCCGAAAGACTTCAAAAAACGCATTGACGCGTGCGAAGATCTCGAATCGCTTCGTGAGATCTATAAGATGGCGAAACAAACGTTAACGCCTGCGGAATGGAAAATGACGGAAGACGATATCACCAAGCGCCAGGCGGAACTGAAAGTCACCCCGGCAAATGGCTTCAATCCTGGTAAACCGCAAGAGGTTGCGAAACGTGAGCCGGAAAAGGTAGAATCAAAACCTGAACCAGAAGCACAAGATATTTCATCTTTCAACTAATTTAACCGGGCGGGAAACCGCCCCATAGGAACGACAATGCATGTTGTAACAGGTGTAATCCGAAAAGAACCGTATGTCAAGGAAGGCAGCAACAATAACGGGCCGTGGAAAATGTACGCCGTAGACCTGTCGGAGCGAATGAAGATCCGCAATCGTGATGGCCAGGACGAAACGGTTTATACGAACTACCGCGCCGTTTTCTTTGCCAAAGAAAACATGATTAAGTGGTACGACGAAGCACTGCAAATTGATAAGGTGATTAGCGTCACCTGCCGGACGCTTCAGATCGTTAACCGCGAGCACAACGGCACTACTTACAGCCACAACGAAATGATCATGCCGCAACTCGAATTCAGCCAGCGCGAACCTGCGCAAAGCGGCGGCGGCAATCAGCAATCCGGGTGTGGCCAGCCTCAACAACCCAAGCCGCAGCAAGCGCCTAAACCGCAAAACAGCGGCGGGAATCCGGGAATGGATTTCGATGATGATATCCCATTCTGATTTAACAACTAAAGGAGCCGAAAGGCTCCTTTTTTTTTATGTTCATTGATGCTATTATCTTCGTTACCAAACCAACAAGAGAGGATTAAAAATATGGCACTATACAGAGAAGGCAAGGCGGCTATGGCCGCAGACGGAACCGTTACCGGGACTGGCACAAAATGGCAATCATCGCTTTCGCTGATTCGCCCCGGCGCGACGATTATGTTTTTGTCGTCACCGATTCAAATGGCCGTCGTAAACAAGGTGGTTAGCGATACTGAAATTAAAGCCATCACCACAAAAGGCGCTGTCGTAGCGTCTAGCGATTACGCAATCCTGTTAAGTGACTCGCTTACCGTTGACGGTCTGGCGCAAGATGTTGCGGAAACGCTGCGCTACTATCAGTCGCAAGAAACCGTAATTGCGGATGCAGTCGAGTTCTTTAAGAACTTTGATTTCGATTCCCTGCAAAATCTTGCCAACCAAATTAAGGCAGACTCCGAATCTGCTGGCGCAAGCGCTACGGCTGCGGCGGCGTCTGAAAGCGCTGCAAAAACTTCAGAGACAAACGCCAAAGCGTCAGAGATTGCAGCAGAGACTGCAAGAGACCAAGTGCAGCAGATCATCAATGATGCTGGCGAACAGTCAACTCTGGTGGTTCTTGCACAACCTGGCGGAGCGTCAAACATTGGTGTTGATGATGGTCTAACACTCATGGATATTACTATATCCTCAGTAACGGCATTTATGGCCATGAATATATCTCCATCAAAGATAATTGTTGGTGGTTTTTATACTCGTGGAGATGGTGGCGATGGTACATGGGTGGCCACCGGAAACACTGACGCATCAAAAGCCGGAACTCACGTCGTCACTGAAGCAAAAATCTATAACGCCAGTGGTGTTGAATACCAGCTTCAGGTAGGAGTTGGGATGGGTATTATCAGCCCTAAAGCCAACGGGGCTAAAGAAGCAGCAAACTATGCAGAAACTCAGCTTGATACTGATAATTTCGTATGCCTTGGCCAGGCAATTAACGGCATTATCAGCGCTCTTCCATTGTGGATGCAGCCTGGTAACAACATCAATAACCAGAGCACTTACTCGGTAATCAACTTCAATATTTCATCAGGCCTGTGGCGTATCGGGAAAGAGGCTGCGAAGCTACGTTCCAATGTGATCTACAATCTTGGTGCTGCCACCATTTATGTTAAGGCCAGCGCCTCTCGTAAGTTCCAGGTTACTGGCGAGTACCTTAACGGATTCGAGCATTCTGTAGAAGACGTAGAGGAGGTTTACACGGCTCTAGGAAACAAACTCTATTGGGAGTCAGTAAGCCTTGGGTTTACCAAGATGACCGGAGGGAAAATAATAGGCGATCATGTTCCAGGAACGCTTGATTCTGATTGCACCGCCGGGGTGGGTATTTTGGCTCTAAACCCATGGTATTGTTCGTTCGAAGATATTCGGATCGAGAACTTCAGGGTTAACCTGGTCGGTATGCAGGTCAGGATTGACGAAGACGGCGTTCTGCCAAGCAGCATAGTCCCATACAAGTCAAGCCTGCTGCCAGAGAAGATCGGAAACTTCTATAGCTGCGTATTCAAAAACTTGTACGTCAGCACCGCGCGATATTGCTGCGTGCGATTGCATATTGACTGGTGTCAGTGGATTGGTGGGACAATCTCTAACAACGGACGCTGGGCAAGTTCCGTCAGTGGTCAGCAGTGCGATTATTATTTAATAGAAACAGGTCATGGATTCCATTGCTCAGGAGCGTATCTCAGCATTCCGGCGTATAACCCGACCGAGCGTAAACCTAACAAGTCAGTTATTGCTACTGCTGCTCGTGGTTCCGTCTATTCTGCTTGCTACATGGAAGACACGCCTTCCTATGTAACTATCCTTAATCAGTGGTGGAACGATGGCAATGAGAAGGGTTTTGGATTAAACATCGATTGTATTGGTTCGCAGTACAGGCCGGACAGGACGTATAAATACTTGACATTAGAAGAAGGTGCGTTCGGATATTACGATGAAAACGAAAAATGGGTTCCTCCAGCCGGATACGGCTCATACCCATCAACAAACGGCATTGACTTCGTTCGCTTCGGTAGCCCGACGCACGATGCTGGCGCATTCCCGCATGGCGGATTCGACTTCAAATATGGAACCTATGGTGTGATGTACAGCACAAACACCACTTACCCAAATCCGCCGGATGTGGATTCACTTCGTGGGCACAAAACCACTAAGGAGATGTTCAGTCCTTACGGATTAATGGCGGCTAACGGGATCCTACAATTGCCGGTTTTATCGCCAGCGCTGCACAGCAATATCTGTATTTGGTTTAAAGACTTGACTGGAAATTTTGACCTAAATAACATCGTGCTGTGGCAGGGGGCGAACATAGATCAATCTACTACGGATGTAGGGTATAACTACAATCTTTTTATCGCAAAAGCAGAGATGGCAATAGATTTTGGTAATGGCTACAAAATGGCGATTATTCAAAATTTGAAATGGAATAACAATGACGGCGTAGGTACTTCTGGTAGTCAGCAGTCATTACAGATCACTATACCTAACAGCACTCCTATAGTCCTGAAGTCTGTTCAAGCATTCACTGGCGGAATTCCGGTATTCCCGACCGGAATTAACTACATTCCAGAAAGCTCCGATCAGTGTATTTGGGGGAATGTGCATCCGACAAACGGGTTTAGGTACAATTTATTCAAGAAGGTTGGTGGCGGAATTTTTGCACCAGGCGATCTGATTAATCCGTGGATTGCCCATCAGCGAGCCAACCCGGACTACAAGTTCGGTACGACGTTCTACGAAGATTATGGATACAGCAATCTTCCGAGGCTAGTAAAAGGCGGTAATGCGATCGGCTCGTACTTTGCGAAGGATTTTACCGTAAGTGTGGTGTCTGTTGACGAAGAAAACGGTCGCACGACTATTGATGTACCTGCATCGTATAGGCCCTACGTTTTCATGGGAGTTCCGCTGAATATTGTCGACGGATCGTCAACAAGCTACACTGGCGAGACGCGAATCCATAAGCGCAACATAAATTCGGATGGCACCCTAAGCGGTCAGTATGTTCTTGATACCGTGGTTGGTGTGGTGGGGGATACACTCTCTATTAGCCAGAGAGCACTCTCAGCTCGCACCTATTATCAAGACTACAAAACGGGAAATCTCGCGGTAAATGGCGAGGTATCGCTAAACGGGACGCGACTTCGGTTCGGTTACGGAGCAGCGACTACTAACACCAGAACGCTGGAGTTTTTTGTTAACGGGGGAACCACTAGTACCGCCACAATCAATGCTTATGGCACGTCGCTAGGATACAATGCCACAAGTCATGTATTCGGTGGTAACATCTTATTTGATGCTTCGTCAACGAGAAATATTGGTTCTTCCAATACCCTTGCGTTAGCAAGTTATGTTACTAAGCGTATGTATACAGCTACAGTCGGCGATTTTTACGGATCTGGTAGCCCGGAAGGCGTTCTGACTGCTTCAGTAGGATCTACCTACCGAAGAGTTGATGGCGGAGCGGGATCTAGTTTCTATGTAAAAGAGTCTGGTAATGGAAACACGGGATGGGTGGCAAAATGATGAAGGTTATTCGCAATAAAGAAGGCAAAGTGATTAATATAGGTGAGTGGGACAATATGGAGGAACGTATAGAAGATCCGGTAACTGGTGATATCACTATCGCAGAACACAATCCGCTTCCAGATGGAGCGACTTACGCAGATGAGGATGTAGTTTACCTGCCAGATGGCGGTATTGCAGCAGCAAACCCATAATTGATTACAAACCCCGCGTAAGCGGGGTTATTTTTGGTAAAATACCAGCAGTAATGAAAATGACACGCTAGGAATTTAGGTCATCCTGTGTTTTTCAATTGTTAGCCATGAATAACATGGCATTACACAAAAGGGGCCATATGGCCCCTTTCTTTTTAAAATATCACACCTTAAATTCACCCTCCTTATTGTCCAAATGAACCGTTGTTGCTTCGGAATGCTGTCACAACAATATTACCTACTGTGACTTCACTCTGCTGTGGGCCGTAGCTTTCACCTGTCAGTGAGATTCCGATCCTACTGTTACTCGCAGGAATGTTAACGGTGAATGATTGCGGAATATCCACAAGGCCACGCGCTTTCTCCCGCATATCGACAACGACGCGCCTCGTGCTCTGCACTCCGTTAATGTTGAATGTCAGAACTACATAGAAGTCACGGCTTTGGTCTGCTACACCTCCACTATAGGAATTGCATCGAACGGTACAGTTCAGCGTGATTGTCATCGGGTATCCACTGTTCTGATACCATGCGTTAACAGTTCCAGCGCCTTCACCACCCTTGATAGTAAACCCATTAAATGAAGCGGAAGTTGCAATATCACCAATGAACCTGTCTGCCTGTACTGTACCCTTAAAGCTACCATCAGTTGCGTAGATTGTACCTCGAACAGTAGTGTTCTGGAATTCAGAGCCGCCATTCTTGTTAATCATCCACCCTTGCTGCCCGGCGATGTAGTTGTTTGACTGAATGACGTTACCGATCTTCGCGTTGGTAATCGAACCGTCCTGAATAAGCGCGTTATTCATGAAAACCTGGTCATTCTGCACAACAAACGGTAGCGTGTAATCACCGGATGCCGAATTGCGGATAATTGCAAATCTATCAGCAATAAACAGCACCTGCGAAACAACGCTTCCACCCCTTGCGGTAAGCTGTAGGGCCATCCCGGAATTGTATTCCTGTCCGTTGTACGTCAAGCCTAACTTCATAGTGTACATGGAACCGACGCCATTAACGTTTGCCCACGAGTCGAGTTTCTGATCTAGCGCTGCGGAGTTTTGCCCGATTTTGGCATCTAGTGCCGCCTCGGACGTTGCCCGCGCCTCGCTTTCATTTGCAATTGCCTGATTAACCTGTGTAAAACCAGCGTTCATATTGGTTTTTACGCCGTCAATCTCAGACGCAAAATCTGCCTGCAACTTTCCGATCTGCGTCGCTCTCGTCTCGCTCTCCGTAGCTATGGCTTCATTAATTATCGTTACCTGTGACGTGATATCTTCATCAATCTGCGCTTTAAGCTGCGTAATTTCAGCCGCTCTCGCCTCAGACTCATTAGCGATAAGAACCGTGGTATGCGCGATCTCAGCCTTGCGCTTGCCGTTCTCCTTCGTCATTTTCCTAACGTCTGCATCATTTGCCAAAGCGTTTTGAATGATGCTGTTCGCGTAGTCATTGAGTTTTGCCGCGCTATCCTGTGCGTTTTCCTGAAGCTCATTCATCGCGTCGCTATCCAGGATTTCATCCAGGATCGCATCTGTGATGATGTTAACGTCAGTCGAAGACATACCGCGAGCGTAATTAGTCCATTCTGAAACGTTGCCGATCCTGTCGACACTTCGAGCCTTATAGAAGTTCACGTAGCCAGCGGGCAAAATTGAATGCCAGTATTCAGCCGCCGGGTAAGGAATCAGTGTAAGCAGGCTTGCGCCCTGATCGGTTCCGCTTTGCGACTGGTAAAGCTCAATGTATGCCGTGTCTTCCGCTCCTTCCGGCATAGCCCACTTAACGCGAATGCCGAAGATTTCATTGTCCGACGCAAAAAGGTTAATCGGGCCTTTTGGCGCTCCGACTTTCCCGGTCAGTGTGGCGGTTGCCAATGCAGACCACGGAGACGCTACATTCCCGCCGCTAATGCACCTAACGCGGGCCTGATACTCGCCAGCATAGATGCCTTCAATATCAACCTGCGTTGTCGCAGTGCGAGGAACGTTGTTCCAGTTACCGCCATCTTTGCGCCATTGCACCTCGTACAGTTTTGCATACTGCACGGCAGACCAGCCGATTACCATCGTCTCGACGCTCATTCCCTGAACAATGCGAGAAAACGAGCTAATCGTTAAGCCTTTCGGGGCGCCCAATGAATCCGGGTCGACAACCGAAGTTGGTCGGCCATCGGTAATTACCCCATTGTCGATCGCGTCATACTTGTTCGGATCGTACTGCGTAGCCGTGATAGCAAAGGTGAATTCGTCGTCATCACTACCCTTTTCAATCCTGGTTACTACATACTGTTCCGCTGCAAGCTGATCGCTCTCAATCAGGAATACACTGTCAGGCGCAACGTCAAAGTTATACCCAACATTTAGCGTGAGTGTCTTACCGTCCGCCGAAACGTTGGCGATTGTGCGGCGCACTGGCTTTCCGTCGTCGGTATTCAGGATAAGAGTGTCGCCAGCCTTTGCGTCGCAGCGGTAGGCCAGGAACACCTGCACGCCAGACACTTCCATAACGCGGCCTGATAGCACCAGGTTAAAGGCCGATTGCCAGTGCGGATCTGCAACGTAAATTACATCGCCGCAAGAGGGAATCATACCTTCAAGACCAGTAGAAAATGAAACGGTTGTGGCGCTTAGGTTCGTTTGCAGAATCCAACGCCCACGGCGGTTAGCCTCCGTCCTCCTGGTGCATCCGATCGCTGTGATGCTGGTCGGGTTGTGGCCGAACCGCATGGCTGCGTCAGGGTTGAATACTGGTTCAACATCCTGTTCGTACTGGTTTTCTTCGTCGTCGAACATGACGTTGCACGACGTATACATCGTCTTTTCGCTTGGGAACGTCCGAACGAAAACGCCATCAACGACGTTATCAGCCGTAAACAGGTACACAGGATCGCGCGGCTTATCGACGATGATCGATAGGCTTTCACCGTTGTAGAACGTCATTCCACGGAATGCGGAACAAATATCCCTTACCAACTGGAACGCCTCAACCTGCGACTGAACAATTACATCCATTAAATAGCGCGGTTCCATCCCGCCGCGATTGTCAGGAACAAGTTCATCACAATATTGCGCCACCTCATACAGCGACCACTTATCAACCGGGATTCCTAACTCACGCTGGTCTAAACCATAGCGCTGATTCATGATCAGATCATAAAGAACCCAGGCCGGGTTATTGCTCCACGCCCACTTGAAAACACCGTCCCACGTTCCGGAGTACGTGCGATTAATAGGATCGTAGTTGCTCGGAACCTGGATAATCTTCCATTTCTTTTTGAGTGAGATAGTGGGGATCTGGTTCTGGAACAGATCGCTATCGAACTCAACGTAAAGCATGGCCGTTAACGGGTAGCGGAATTTTGCATCAATAACTTCAGCGTAGGATTCAACCCGGAAAGCGTCGACAACTTTCACCCCGTCAGCGTCCGGCGTTACTCGACTAACGCGGATAAGCACCTGCGACGTGAAGTTTTGCGGCAGGTTAACGCGAATGCTCCGATCGTAACCGCCAGTCGTGTTCTTACCGTCAATCTTGCCAGTTAGGTAGGTCTGATAACTTGCACCATCCACCGCCATCTCGATCTTGTACTCAACAACCGATCCGACCATATCGCCGTTATCTTTTTGAGTCAGCACGCGCGGCCATAACAGGCGAAAGCGAATAGCAGAAAGATTTTTGTTCGATACGGTAAGCGTATAAGGCGTGTTGTGAGTGACTTCACGAGCAACCTGGAATTCAGCACTTGACTCGCTGAAGCCCTGAATGTAGTCCTGCGTTTGCGTGCCGGGGCGGAACTCTGCAATCACGCCCTCATAGTTGAATGTTCCATCCTCGTTCTGAACCGGGACGCCGCCAAAATGCAACTGCTTCAGGCTGAAGTCGTTAACCACCTCGCCATCCGAAACAGCAAGCAATAACTTGATCTTATCTTTTGAGATCAGGTTATCTGGCATTTCTACGGGAGTACGTGGCTTGCTTGAACCACCCTTGCGGGCCTTGATATTATTCATCGTTTAGCCTCCTGTTAATAGTCTCGCAATTGTACACGACAAAAAGCCCGGAGGCTACGCCCCCAGGCTAAAAAGCGAATGGCTTAATTAGTTGTTGTCTTCTGCGTAAGATCCTGAACCGAACAACGCGCCGCCAGCCAATCTGTAACCGTATGGCAACTGGATTGGATAACCCGCCGCCGTGGTGTTAATCGGCCCGCCGAACGCATAAGATGGCTTGTTCTCAGGTGATTCGCTTGCACGCATGTTGCCGCCCATCTGCGGTGCGATCATCTGCATTACGCCACCCAAAACCATTGAGCCGCCAGCCATAAAAGCCGCCGACGAAAAAGCGCCCATAGCCGCCAGCGAACCGCCGCCAGTAAAGAAGGCTGCAACCATAATCGCCGCTCCGATAACGACCTGCAACAACCCGCCGTTCTTTCTGGCTCTTGGGATCGGGATGATTCTGATCTCCCTGGCCACGGCGAAAGTAGCAAAGTCGTCCGTGCTGATTGGTTTTCCGTCTGCGATGATTCCGAAGCGCATGTTTGAACCAACTTTGCTCTGCATGAACGGCTTAAACCCTTCAACCTGGTAAGACAGCGCCCGGATACACTCAGCGACTGAATCAACCGCAAGTTTGTGGAAGACACCGAACCGACGGCCCATGGAACCAGATAGTTTAATCGTCTTTGTATGTGATGCCATGTTTTAGCTCCTTATGCCTGCAAATTAAAACCTTGTGCTGCTCGTACCATCCAGAATAGATATCCCGGCGAGACAGCTTACCATATGCGTGATGAAGGATATTGTTATTTCCAACGTAAATCCCCGCGTGATTCCACTTCTCCGCCTGAAGCTGAAAAATGATCATATCGCCAACTTCAGGCTCGCCAGTATTTTCAATGAACCCGTCCTCTTGCCAGTAGTCCTGGTAAAGATTCTCTTTGTATTCCGGCTTCCACCATTCGAACGGAACCCGCCGATCTTTTAGTGTGACGCCGTGGCGCTTGTGAAAATCCATGATTAGGCCATAGCAATCATAAGCGCCCAAAGCCCAGGGGCGACCAATCAGCGGACGGCGTTTAGGCTCAATGATTCGCATATCACCTTCCGGGATGGAGACGATAACCCACGATAAGCCAGACTCATCACAGAAGCATAAATCAGTGGCGCTCGGAATTGTGGTTGCCCCGTCGCCAGTGTGAGAATGAACGAACGCGATCGGCTCGCCATCCATTGCCGCCATCGCATACTGCGTTTCATCCGGCATTGATTCGTTCTCAGGATCTGGAGAAACGTTGTCTAGTCGGTGATATTTCTGCACGCGTGATTTTTGCGTTACCAGCCCGGCGCATTCGTGCGGGTAGACTTCCTTCGCGTGCTGCATGATCTGCATTTTAATTTTTGGATTCAACATATTAGCTACCACTCTTCAAAGTTGCTGTCGCACAACCGCCGAAACTCAACGGTTCATTACCAAAACGAAGCCTGCAAGAAGACACCAGGCCACCGCAAACATCCCGCGACGGGTCGTCAACCCTGTTTCCTAACTTGTCGAAGTATCCGTTCTGCCCGTTGTAGTCGCAGCCTTTGCCAGACTTGTACCAGCCACGCTGCGCCCAATAACAAACGGTTTGTGTTAGGCGTGCCGGGATCATTAATCCATCCATATCAAACACGGATGTTAATTCGAACGTTGCCTTTTGCGGGTCGACTTGTTTTGGGCGCTCGATGTAGTAGACAAATCGCCTAAAATCGCCCTCTTTAACGCTGCCGTCGTTTTGTAGCAATTCCTTGACCAAAACCCATACCGTAACTTTGGCTTGCATGAGGCCGTTGTAGGCGCGAATAAGAGCGCTCGCTTGAGCATCAATATTGCTAACCGTCAGCGTTGGCTTTTCCACTGTGCCATCGCTCGACATTGCGATCCCGCCCAGGCCGAACGGGCGCGGGCCGTACTGCTCGCCGCGAAATGTGATCATCTTGGGCTGAAGCGTCCCGCCGTTAACCGCTGCCAAAAGCTCCTCGGTTGTATAGGCGACGTTCTCGTTATGGAATCGGTAGACCTGCCCGCCGAACTTTGTGGCGTCGATATCGATCAGCGTTAGGATCTCGCCGGGGAAAAGTTTTTGTAAGCAGTTCGCAAACTCTTTTGAAACATTGGCTGTCATCGTAAGCCCTCCTCTAATTGACTCCAGATCATAGGCCAAAAAAAAGCACCCGTAAAGGGCGCTTTTTTTGATTATCCGGCTGAAGTGAAGCGCTCGGCGAATTCAGCCGTTACCTCAAACACCCCGCCACCCTGCGGTGCAAGGTTAACGGAGTCGGCAGTTACGACGAATACGCCCATTCTTCCATCCGGTGCCTTCCATACAAACGGCTTGGTTACGTGCTCCTGGCAGAAGTCATAAACCTCTTCCCAATCCGAACCGCCATAAACGATCGGAACCGTCCGGCGCTTCGTGTTAATGCCGCTCGACGCCGTTTGGATGTAGCCGTTTCCGAAACCAATCGATCGAATGTTGTTGGAGATGGCGACCTTTGCCGCCCCTCCTTGGATTTGTGTACACCATTTAAAGGAATCCACTACTACCTCCTCGTTTTCTCATTGACGAATTTCGCAATGCGCCCGTTTTGGCTCAAAGCCTCGGTGAACATATCGTTCACGATCTGCCTTACGCCCTGCTCCATTCCCTTACTGTCCTGACCGGAACCCATCGTGATGTTAATGTCACCGATGGTGAACACCATCGCCGCCGATGCCGCAACGTTGCCGCCGTTGGTGATTCCAGATCCTGAACTTGCGTTACCACCAACCAGGCCGCCACTTGCATAGCCGCGCATTAGTCGGTACAGGTTTTCCGGGCCTAACCTTTGCGTCGCCTCCTTCGTGAACACGAATTCCCCGCCGTGAACAACGCCTTTTGGCTCATACTTCCCGCCGTCGCCAGTGTAACCACCGCCGGAAAATCCCTTGCTGAACATGTTGGCGAAGCTGAACGTACCGCCACCACCAAACGCGGCAGAAAGCGAGTTAAACAGCGCCATCTTGATAAGCATGTTGGTAATGTCACCGATAACGCTTCTTGCGAAGTCGCTAAAGCTGGCCTTACCAGTCATAACAAAATCAGTCAGCACGCTCGCCATGCCGTTAAATGCGTTTTTAGTAATATCCCCGATGTTGGTGTATACGTCATTAACTTCGTCGCCAATGTCAGCCCACGCGTGAGTGAACCCGGCCTTCCAGTTCAGCATTTGCGCATCTTGCTGTGCGTAGAATTTATCGCTTGCGGCCTGCATGGCTTTAAATCCAGGGTCACTTAAAGATCCGCCCATGTTTTTCCAGTCAGCCGCCATCTGCGCATTGGCCCGGTATCTCTCCTGCTCCTTGCTACCCATTCCGGCGGTATCCTGTAGCGCTTTGGTTTTCTCCGCCATCTGGTTTTGATACTTGGTCGACTTGTCAAGCAAGGCGTTCAGTCGCTGCTGCTGAACAATCTGATCTCCCACAATGGCCTTTTGCTCTGCCATGTACAGGATATTCTTTTTGTTCGCCAGCATCTGCTGTTCGCTTTGAGTCAGCTTGCGCTTGTGGCTTGCTTCTTCCAGCACCTGAAATTTGGCGACCGTCTCGAAGTAGTCCTTGCGCTGCTGGCTGATCTTGTCGTCAAGCCCTTTGTGCTGCTGCAAAACCTTTAGCTGCGCCTGTAGCGATAGCAGTTCAGCCTGGTACTGCTCATCAATTTTAACGCCCGCGTCTACCTGCTGCTTCCTGGCGTTGCGGTTTTTCAGGATATCTTTTTCTTCCTGATTTACGCGATCCTTGGTTTTGCTGCTGTACCCACCGGAAAGGGTTTTATCCTTCGCGGCGTCAATGTACCCCATCTCGCCTTTTGCGATCCTTGCCTGCTGTTCAGCAATGGTTTTTGCAAGCTCGGCGGATTTGGCTTTCGAGTCCTTGATTAACTGCTCCTGCTGCGCCAGAAAATCATTCCCAAAGTCTCCCATGCCGGGAATTTTCTGTAGTTGTCGGCCAGCGTCAACGATGAACTGCGCGATCATGGCGTCGCCGTCGGCAATCAGCTTTCTGATCGTGTTGATGATTGCGGACACCGTGTCAACGATAAGGTTTAGCGCCCCTACCGTGTGATCGCCTACCCATTTCCATGAGTCAGCGGCCCATTTTTTGATATCCGTCCACATCGTTTCGAGTGGCGTTGCGCTGTCCGCGATATCTTTAAGGCGCTTATCCATCGTCTCAGCAAACAGTTTTGTCGCCGCATCTGCTGCTGCCGTCTCGCCTTTGGTTTTGCGCAAAGATTCGATGTAGGTTAGCTGCCCTTCCTTCAGGAAATTAAACTGCTCATTCAGATCAGCAAGCCCCTTAACAGGGTCTTTTACGATGGCATCAAAATACCCTGTGATCGTCTTCTCGCTTTCACCAGTCTGCGCCGACCATTCCGCCGTAGTCTTCGTGATCTGCTTAATCTGGTTGATGGTGTACTTACCAGAACTGGCGAGCGATGTTGCGATTTCCTGAATGCTGCCAATCGTGGCCGATGAGTTTTTGTTAATCTCTTCGGTTAAGGCTGTGATCTGCCCGGTGGTTGTCGCAGCATAGCCACCAGTCAGCACCAGCGCATTCGCCAGTTCTCGTTGCGCTTTCCAGGAGTCATAACCAGCTTTAGCGATTGCTGCCAGCGCGATACCCAACGACGCAGCGCCAACCGTTAGCGGGTTGATGTAGCTCAACAACACCTTAAACGTATTACTCAAGCCGCCGAAGCTATCCTTGATTTGCCCGCCCTGCTGCACCGCAACCAGCCAGATTGGCATACCTGAAGCAAGCGACGTTACAATGTCAGTGATCTGCATCGGTAACTGGCGCATGGCCATTTTATATTGCCCGGCAGAAATGCCAGCCAGGCCCATAGCGTTTTGCTGTTTCTTTACTGCTTGCTCTTGCTGTTTCAGCGCGTTAATGAACGGGGCCGCTTCCGCAGATACGCCCAATTGCGCCGCCTTCATTTCCAGCAGTTCGGCGCGTGTTTTCCCGATGGAGTCAGCCTGCTGTTTCAGACTGGCGACAAAATCACGCCCGGCGTTTGCCGCCTTCTGCTTTGCCTCCGCCTCTGCGATTGCTGCGCGACCTTCTTCAGTTAGCGCCGCCTGCTGCCGCCGGAGTTGGTTGGTAGTAGATTCGATGATAGCGCCCAGGCGGAAAAATTCCTTATCCGGAACAAGCCCCAAAGCCCATGCCTTATCAAGTTCTTCTGTAGCTTTGCGCAAGTTGGCCATTTTTGAGATCGTGGGATCGATGGCGCTTGCGATCCTGCTAAAGCTGGTTTTTGATTTATCTGTCTCTTGCTTCTGGCGCTGCAACGCGCGGTTCATTTCCTCGGTCTGCGCCGTGGCCCGCCTTTCAGCGTCCGCAAGTGACTGTAGGCCAGCGCCCGTTTGCTGGCTTTGGTTTTTCAGTTCTGCGAGTGATCGTACCGCTTTGTCAACCTGCGAAACGTCAACGCCAAACGTCAACCCAGCTACTTTATCAGCCATGTTTAGCCCCCATATGAAAAAAGCGCCCGTAGGCGCTTATTTTGATTTCTTGTAAATCTCCTTCAGGTATTCACCCTCTAGGATCTGCAAGTCAAGTAATGCCGCTTCTCGATTGTCGATTTTATACAATTCGAACAGCAGTGGCAACGTATTATAGTCAAGCCCCGTCGGGCCATTCATCCCGATTCGCCATTGCGTTTGCATGGCCTGGAATAGCTGCCAGCTTTGGGCGGTCTGCTCATCAAAATATATCGTTTCAAGATCTGCTTCATAATCCGATCGCCTTAACCCGTACTCCGCAAGCTGGCGATCGGTTAGCTCAGGCTGAAGCGTGAGATAAACAGCCCGCCTTAAACTTTTGCACGGTGGCCCGCAAGCGCGGCCATGTAAGTTTGTGGCAGTGCCATGACGAACGCCGGGAAGTGAGCGCAAAGCCAGGAAATGTTTTCATCGCTGAATTCGTCATCCAGATCCCAACCTTCAGCCATAAAGCGGATAAACTCGGCGTTACCCTTTGGCGCTTTATCTTCGCTCTCATAGAAGTCTTTCATCTCATCGGTTGAACGATGTTTTACGGTCATGGTGATGGTCACTTCTTTGCCATCCGGGCAAGTGAAGGTTACGGGCAGCTTGAAAGAAGGGAGGTTGCCGCCAATTTGAATTTTGAATTTAGCCATTTTGTTAACTCCTGATTGGTTTGTGTTATTCGCTATTATGCACAAAAAAAGGCGAGGCACAAGCCCCGCCATTTAATTACGCGACAACCGGAAGGAAGACGTGAGAACCTTTAAGCGCAACGTTAAGCGTTACGGTCTCCATCTCGTTAACCGCCGTGGATGGAATGTCATCGAAAGATGCAATTCCAGACCAGTAGCGAACTTCGGAAGCTCGCGGGATATACATGTACATCGCTTTCGCCTGCTTGCTGGCGTCGGCTGAACGCAACACAGGGTAGATCGCGTTACTGTAATCGTGCGCAAACGTGTAGTTAAGCGTCACCGCCGACTTGTAAGTAGGCTCGGATTGCTCGCGCTCATCGCCAAGGCACTGATAGTTATAGAACTGCTGTTCGTTGCCGTCTTTGCCTAAATCCTGAATGCAAGGCAATTCGACCCAATCAGAGATCACGCTCACGTTACCAGTGGCTGCGCCGCCAGGATACTTGTTCGTGTCGGAGGTGTCGAACTCTTCCAGCGTTGCCACGCCTGCTGTCACTGCTTTTACGCGAGCCACCTTGTTAACGAAGTCGCCCCAGGTGCAATCGGTGAAGATCACAATATCTTTCACCTTCAGCTTGCCGTCCGCCACTGTGATTTTTGGGTTTTTCGCGTCGTTGGTCATTGCGGTAAACGGAACATCCGCACCGCGATTCTTCTCAAAGAAGACCTTTGCACCGTTTGGTAAATGCATGTTGAATACTCCTGTTTTGATGAAAGTTTAACAACGCCATTATGCCTATATATTTCCAGGCTGGCAAGAAATTATAAGCACATCTAAGATCGGTCAGGTTGATGGATAACCGTTTTCCTCCACGCTATCGCATCTTACTGTGAACCGAACCGGAAAGAACCAACCAGCCTCATGCTTCTGCACGCCGTGTACCTCCGCCCACTCGCTCACATATAACTTACTGTCACGATCAACAATCTTGCCTTCAGGGAAGGATTTTGCAACGCGTTGGGCGATAATCCTCGCGCGGTCGGTTCCGATCCCAGGCTTAAAGATAACGTCAATCTGAACCATCGCCAGATAGACTCGGCATTTTCTTGACAGGTCAACCGATCTTGAATCCGCCTCTACGTAGGAGACTTTAAGGTAGGTTTCCCCGCCTCTCGGTGGGATAAAGTCAACGTTATCCCCCGCGACCCTCAACCCGTTCTCGGCGGCAAATTTAGCCACTGCCGCCTTGCATTTTAACGCCATATCATAATGCATTTTTCGCCCTCGCTCGCTTGATTGCCTCAGTAACATAAACGCCCAACCGGATCGCAACAACGCCCATAACGCCATTGGGAGCCTGCTTTGAATGGCCGTATTCCAGCGCGTTCGCATAGATTAGCATGTTACTGAACCAGATCGAAGTGATCCCGGCCCCTTTTGCGTATAGTGCAATGTTGGCTTTACCGTTCTGGATTGTCTTCTCGCCAGTTTGGTCGTATGCGTTAATCGCGTAAAGCGGGGCGCGGTTAAAGGTGATTTGCCAGTTACCACGGAAGCGACCTGTATCCACCGGAGAACGCATTACAAGGTCGCGGTGAATATCTTCACACGTAAACCTTACAACGTCCTCCAGCGCATCACCAGCGGCCTTACACCATGCATCAATAGCCCCTGTGAACTCCCGGATCGTATAATTAGCCATAAGTCGCCACCCTGCGTAAAACTGGACGGTAGGCAACGACGGTTCCCGTTGGTTTTACCGGGCGGGCATTAACCACGCGGTAGCGCTCTCCGTCTACTTCTATTTCGTCACCCTCCATGATTGGCACATCATGAGTGAAGAACCCGCGCTTGTCGCCAGCGAGGATGGTTTCGCCGTTAATGTCACGGTCATTTACATCCCTGATCGCGCCCTTGATTGTCGTTACCACCTCGCCAGGAATGATATCTTCCCCGGTTTCCGGATCGATGCCACCGCCAGCGCCTTTCGTGTACTTGTTGAACACGCCGTCAGCGTCGCTGAAGAACTTAATGCCCGCGCTTGCGCGAGCCTGGATTGCTTTGTAGTTCATTGCGATTACCTCCCAACTCCGCAACGCCGAACGTTGCCAGCGGTAAGCAGGCCGAAGCCGCCGCCCCGCATTTTGAGCATACGCCAGTACATTTTGCCCCACGGCGTAGAAAGCATTTCGTTGTCGCTTGACGCCGATACGCGATCGAAGGTTTGGGAAAACTCCCCGGTCAGGGTGAACGATGCCACTCGCTGCGTGTAAGATTCCAGGCTTTCGCCTTCTTGCTTCATCGCGCCATCCAAAAACATTAGGTGCATGGTCATCAATGCGATCGCCGTAATAATGGAATCTCCGAACCTGGATTTGCAAACGAACTCTTCGGCAAGCACAACCCACGCAGACAGCAGTTCATCTGGAACTTCTTTAAGCGGAGGTGCAAGGCTGCGCATTTTATCGATCACATCTTGAATTGTGTAACTCATGGTCGATCTCCTGATATGAAAAAGGACGCCGAAGCGCCCTTTGTTGGTTTTTGTTATTCCGCGCTTTTAGGCTGCACGATCTCTTTCGCTTTTGCCTTCACTGCTGCGATGTATTCGCGCGTGCGTTTCGGATTGTCGTAGAACTCGACGCGGCCTTTGAAGATTTCGTGGCGGAAGCGGTCGATTTCGTTTTCCGGCACTTCAAAAACCTGCTCATAGACGTAATTTTTGCCTTTATAGCGAATTGCACATGCACCAACGTTTTGTAGTTGAACAACCTGCGACGCCTGTTCGGCACTGGTGGTTTCTACGGTTTCTACGGTTTCTACGGTTTCTTTTTTACTGGCCATTGTTAATGCTCCATTGGTTTACTTTAGGTTTCAAATTAAAGCACATTGTAGAATGCAATGCAATAAAAAAGCGCCCGAAGGCGCTTTTTGATTAAATCCCGGTGAGAATCGCAATAGTCAGCGGGCGGTACACGATGAGGCCAGTGCATTTGGAGGTGCACGGAACTTTGAAATGCAGGTCTTTCGGCTGCATCGGCAGCATGTTGAACCGCTCAGGGATCTCGATGCTCATGTTCATTGGGTCTTTTTCGTATGCCAGCACGCCTTTGGTGCCTGCGCCGTCAATATCTTCCAGCTCCGCCATCGCCGTAATGGTGATGTTCGGGTGGTTCTTGGTGAACCATGTCAGATAAGAGTCGCCGCTAGTGTCCGGCATCTTCTTGGTCAGAAGACGGCGTTTGGACGGCGGAATCACGATATTGGTCGCGTGATGGCGGCCCAGCGTAGTTTCTTCGATCAGGTTTAGCAGGTCTTCCAGATCTTCGAATGCCTTTTCAGCCGCTGCTGCGTCATCGCCCCAAGCCGCGCTGGCGGTCATGCGGTTAATGTTCGGATGGTCGAAAACGCTCACGATGCCGTGAGGAGCGGAGCCTTTGAACACCAGATCATTAACGAGCGTCTCATGACCTTCGCGGGCCAGAGTTGCCTTGCGATCTCTCAGGCTGGAACCCAGCGCCGCGCCAGTTTTAATTTCGTCGATGGAAATAAACCACGCGTTACCCAGGCGGAAAACTTTCCCTGACTTCTCTTTCGCCATCGCTTCAACGGTCGGCAGGTCGTCGGTGTAATCGGCGATAATTTTCGCAGAAGTTACGCCATCGAATTCGAGCCACTCAAAGCGGCGGGCGGTCGGCGAGATCTCGGTAGTTACCGGGAAAAGCTCAAGTGCGCTGGTCTGCGGGTATGCCTGCTCATACTGGCGATTCAGTAATTGAGTCATCTGCTTAACAGTCCAGATACCGTAAGCATCCAGTTTTGCGGCGTCGACGCCCATGCCCTGCATTGCGACCTTAATTGCACTCTGTTCGAATGCATCTAATTTCATAGTCATCTGAAAAACTCCTGTTTGTGTATTTGGCTTAACGAGATGAAGAATATCACGAATCGTTAAGCCGTCAAAGGTTTTTTTCTGGTGCAAAAATGGGGCCGAAGCCCCTTACTTTATGCGCCAGCGTCGCCAGCCGCAGCCACCGGAGCCACCGCGCCCTGAAGCACCTGAACTTTAACCAGAACAGTGCCATCTGCGTTCTTGGTGTATTCGCCAGTGTGTTTGTAGCCAGTTTTGATAACCCCGGCATCACCCTTCGCTACGGTGCCGTTTGCGGTAAAGGTGACAAAAGAACCGAACGCGCAATCTTCTTCAGTAACAGTTGCGTCAGCGATCGCCCAAATGCGGCCGTGAGTCATAACGTTAACCGCGCTCTCATCGTCATACTTGCCTTCAGGCGAGTAGGCTTGCGAGAACTGCGCGATACCTACAATAACGTCGCTCGCTGCGGTCGCTGGCTTAACGACCTTGTGGCCGTTGGAAACCGCGCCAGTGGAAGCCACCAGTACGCCAGCTTTGATATCGCCTTCAGCAACGCAAGTGCCATCGATATTGTAAAGTGACGTATCAGCGATCTGCCCCGGTACAGCAATATCGCGCTTGCGGGAATAAGAAGCTGGAATCTGTGCCATTTTGAATCTCCTGTTTATTTGGTCTGGTAGCGGCCCGAAGGCCGCAAATTATTAGCGGCGGAATTTTGCCTGCGGATCGATGATTTCGGTGCCGTCAAGTTTCGGTAAGCCGCCTTTGTCTTTTTGCTCGCCATCTTCTTTTTTGCCGAAGACTTTGGAGCGATTGCCAGCCATCTTATCAGAGTTGGCGATAAAGTCAAAAGAAGCGTCGATGTACGAATCTTCTTTGTCAGACAGATCACGACCGTCTACCTCTTTGATGTAAGCAACCTTCATCGCCTTAACATCCAGGCCGTCGCACTTGACGCCAGCGGCAGAAACCACCGCGATAACTTTCTGTTTTGCGTCTTCGTCGGCTTTGATTTTAGCAACGCGGGCGGCAACTTCATCTTCAATGCCATCAACTTTGGCCTGAAGCGCGTCACGCTCTGCGGTGATGCTAGTTACCTGACTGGTTGCCGATGCAACTTGCGCGTCGAGTTTGGCAATGTAAGCGCCTACGTTATCGGCCACTTCAACATCTACGCCGTCAATTTTAATGATCATTGTTTTAGCTCCTTTGTGGTTTGAGTCGTCATCATAGGGGAATTCTTGTTCGCTATCAAGATTTAATTTAGCAATCCCGGCACGACCACGGAAAACGAGCGCGACGTGATTCACGCGAATCTTCGTTTGCACCGCATCAAAGCGAACCCAATCAGAGACGGAATCATTTTTCATCTCTTCGAAGTTTTCCGGTAGGTCTTCGTCGAAATAATATTCGCCAGTTGCGTTATTGCCCCAACCTTTGCGATCGATATCGACCGAAGTGTAGCCCACGGATAACTCAGCCGCTACGCGCTTTTTGGCCTGCTCGATTGACTCGCCGTCGTAAATCATCACCGGAACAAGAACGCCGATCCCCTCTTCTTTGCCAGCGCCGGAACACGAGCCAACGACCAGGCCTTTTGCGTTCTGCGCGTTCACCATCTTATGACCCAAAGTGATCGGCTTACCCTGGTATGAAGCCAGCGATTCAGCATCAAACACCTCAGAACGCGGGCGGAACTCGACTCGCGGCCCGGTTGGCGTCTGGTACGTCTGCGCACCGATACGCGCCACGATCGGAGTATCAACCAGAAAGCCGTTCTCATCGAATCGGGCCTTCATCTTTACCGTGTCGAACCTTTGAACTCTTTTCATCATGATACCTCTACATTGTTAAAATCTGGAACCGCCCAACAACGGCAACCGTACTCTTCACCGGGGAAAATGCCGTCACCATTAACGGGGCGTCGCTTACCTTCTAGCTTGATATGGCTCTCGCGCTCGCGGTCGTCCATCATCCCGAACCAAAAGTAATGCGATACTTTAGCATCTTTTAGGCGCTGCATCATCAACATACTGTTAAAAGTTCCGATGATTCCGCTTGCCCGGTTGCGCGACCAACTACCATAGATAGCGTATCGACCTTCGATGATTTCATCGATCTGCTTGCGAGACTTGCCGATATTATTGGCGGTTCTAACTTTCGTCGTCCAGTCAGCAACGATATCGCTTGCTAACTTCCTGATCGACGCTTCGGCGGAATCCTGCCACTTTTTCAACGCTTCCTGATACCAGTCTTCATACCCGCCAGCGCCGAATTCTTTAAGTCGCATAACTGATTCGTTATTCCGCCCGCCAGCCGCGATCGCAATTGCAAGCCACTGTTTCGAATTGAATCTATAGATAGTCAACCCAATGGAAGAAAGCGCCGCAATTACGGCGGAAAAGAACACGATGGCCGATTCGCTGATATCGTCTTCCGCCTGGCTGATTTCCTCAGCCGTGGCGTCAAATTTAAGGCGGTCTAAGCGATCGCGCATTTCTACCACGAGTTCTGTCACCGCGTCCTGCATGGAGCGGGATAAATCCCGCTCGCTTGCTTCAGGATAACGCCAGTTTGGGATTCTGCCGTTAACTTTCATCATCCGCCTCCGTGTTGTTTAAGATCTCCGCGCTTTGCGTGCTGCCTGAACCAGCGGCGCGATCGGGAAGTTTTTTCTGTTTCGGATCGTTGCCTTTTAGCTTCAGTTCCGGAATTAACGCCGACAGAGTATCACGCGCTTCGCTGGCGTCAATAACCTGGTCGGTAACGAGGCCGCGAGCCGCGTTGGCGTTCTTCTGGAAGATATCCGCTTTCTCCGCATCGGTAGGCAGCGACAACGGTTCGAACTCGACGCTGTATTCCTCCTCCGTTACGATGAACTGTAACAGGAATTCTAACAGCGGCTTGTAATCGTCATTGCGCTTGCGGTCAACCAGTTTGTAGAACGTCTGTAGCGCCGTGTTCTGGCTTGCACTTACGCCACCAGTGTTTTTGTTTTTTAGCACGATCTCGTGAATGCCTGACAGGGCGACAATCCGATCCATTTTCGCGGAAAGGAATTCCGGGATGCCTGAAATATCGGAGTTGATAACGGTGTACTCTTCGTCGTCCGCATCAATGCCGATCGTGTTTCCGACGCCGGAATTAGCATCAACCTGCGCCATGCGCAACCGGGCGGCGTACTCGCCTTCTTTGTCGTCGCAGATTAGCGCCAGGCCTTTCGCCTTCCAAACGCCCTGCTGCTTGCGCTTCAGTAGCTGCGTTGCCAGATATTCCGAATAGTCATAGTCAAGAATTGCTTCAATGATCGACTTATTCAGCACCGAACCACCAGCGCCATTATTTAGCTTGCGCACCTTGTTGGTTACTCGCTCGCCGTCGATGTAGTGCATACGGGTATAATGCACCTTGAACGGTTGCCCGCCGTTTAGCGGCTTCACCTCGTACATTTTAGGCTTTCCGAATCGTGGGCTTCGTGGGCTGGTTTCCTCCTCTGCGACGGAAACGGAATCATGGTCGTAAACAACGATCGATTCGAGCGGCTTACCCCGCTTCGCTGCCGAAGTCAACGCGCGACCATCGTTAACCATCGCCAGGACGTAGGAGCCACCATACAGCCGCGCCCAGCAAAGAGCATCGGTGATTTGCGGCTCCAGATTTAACCCGTCCCATTCCGATTGAAACTTGGTGTTATCTGAAATGCCGTTTAGCTGGAAGCCGGGAGCGACCATCTCTTCCGGGATCACGTCAACGATTTTCTTCGCCATGCCGTTTTCATGATAGAACTCTTCAACCTGCGACATTGTTCCAAATCTCGCCGCGATAGACGCGAGGGTTGACGCATAACCAGCGCCACCATTAAAGATTTGATTATAGTCGTCCATCTTAATGTTATTCATATTTCAACCTTGTTTAAGTGTGGGCCGTCAGGCCCACATTATGTATTAGCGACCCAGCTTTTTCAATCCCGCAAGGCGTTTCATTCGCTCAACCGGATCGTCGCTCAGGTTCATTTCCAGGTTTGCGGCGTCAAACACGTTGTCGCAAATATCATCGTGTGGATGAGAATCGTCATATGTAAACGCGCTCATCTCAGCCTCAAGCTCTGCAACGAATGGGTGATTGTCCGGCAGCACGACACGCCCACCCTTGATGATTGGTTGTGCATCCATAGCGCGAGTGACCTTATCTTTATCGCGCTGCACCGGGACGATCTCGCCCATTCCGTTTACAGCCTTCGTTAAATCCTGGATTAGACCAGTACCGCTCGCCTTGTCTTCGATGTAGATCCGGCGAAGGTTTCCGCACTCCTTGTTCCGACGCCAGCACTGCTTGATGAATGCTTCGGCCTGAACGCGGAGATCTGGCGCTTCCCATTTTCCGCGAATTCCGTCAATGAAGTAGACGCGTTCCCGATACTTGCCCCAATAGCACATTACAGAGTAGTCGTTTAGCTCCTTGACCTTCTGCGCGGTGTCCGCCGTGATGAACGTATATTCGAACTTGTCCGGGCGCGGCTCGTGCGCCTTGTCGGAGTCGCCGTAATAGCGCCACCACTCCGACTTGAACACGTTACCACCAAGGGCGATTGGCTCCTGCTGATACTGCGAAAGGAACGTATAAAGATCGGCTTCGCGTAGCGCAACCAGGTTCTCGATTGATTCGTTCTCCTCCCAAAATGACCAGTATTCCACGCCGTCAATGAGCACCGACGGGCCGGAAAGCACGTCGCGCTCGAACTCAGGTCGCAACCAGTCAGGGAGTGATTCGCCATATTCCCGCGTTACCATCGCCGGAATAACAATGCGATCGAAGTCGATGGCCATCCCTCCGCTCATCATGAACCAGGTGGCATCCTGCGCGTGTAATCGCTGCTGCACGGAAAGGATTGGTGTTTCGTCGCCCTTCTTCTTCTTCGCTCGACGGGATCGAATGGTGTTCTTCAGCAGAGCGTGGTTTTTCTCACGCTTCACCTTCGAGAACATGTCATCCGGCTTGTCGATATCATCCAGCGCGATAAGGCCGCTAAACCCTGGCGTCATGTACCCGCCACGCTTACCGACGATCTGACCGCCAGACGAACGGGAAACCATTTCCAGCCTTACGCGATCGTTATCGTCCATGACCTGAAATTCATCGATCTGCTTGCGCCCGAACTTTGATGGCCATAGCTCCTGCCACTCGCTTGATGAGAAGATCTTAATCACGCGATCAGAGTTGCCTTTTGACAGGGCGTCACCCTGCGAGATCTGAAGGTTGCGAACCTTCCGGCACTTGAGATACGCATACGGCGCGAGGTGGATTGAAAACACCTCCGTCTTCGTGGAGCCTGGTGCAACGTTAACGATCGTGCTTTTGCGCTTCCCGGCGATAATTTCATCAACCGTGTGGCAAAAGTAGGAGTGATGCCAGTTCCACATTAGCTTTTCGCCCTGGATGATCTGGAACCAGATCTTCAGGAATAGCGAAAAGTTGCGCGTACTCAGCGCCTTAATTGCCAGCTTATCGGCTGGCGACAGGTCTTCCCAAATGATCATTTCGTTCATATCTGACCCTTACAGCTTATCAAGAATATTGGTCACTGCCTTCTCTAACTTCTCTTCGGTGATCTCGTTCTTATCCCCGGCGATAGCGTCGATGTTCAGCACTGGCGGCTTATCGATCCCCATCTCTTTTCCGACGAAAGAAGCGTTAATCATGCCGACGGCAGCAAGCTGGAATTTCTGCTCATAGATTACGGAGTCGATGAACTCCATAACGGGAGCGTAGTTGGGATCGTGGCGGTAGCGTCCAAGCGTTGACTGGTTCACGCCGCAAAACAGGCTTAACCCTGTGATCGTAAAAATGCGAGGCTTGTTCACTCCCCACTCGTTAACGTCGCCCTGAAACGTTGCCGTTTCCGCAGCCTTGATTGCGTTATCTTCGGCCCACTGGAAGTAACGCTTTGCGATATCGAAAAATTGTTCCGGCGTCATCTCTGCTGTGCGCCCTAGTACCACGCCGAACTCCTTTTCATATAGCGCTTTAAAGTTGCCTGCAAAGTGCGATTTCGTTACGCGTTTTCTACGCTCTTCAGACATTTTGTACCCTCCTTCTATGTTGATTTGCGAGTATATCAGATTGCAGGCATAAAAAAAACCGCCGAAGCGGGTTCTTTTATCATATCAGTTTGTTTCGCCGATTCAGCGTCTTCTGGAGTTTCACGAAAGGCTCGCAGTCAACATACGGAAGCGGCGAAAAGGCAATTCGTTTTGCGATACCATCCGGATCGCCAATTTTTTCCCAACGTGCTGTTTTCTTATTGTAGAACATGGCAGCAAACGTGCCTTCATGTACCCGCTTTGAAAGGCGCTCAACAAGATGAGCCGCGCCAACGTGATAGCCTATGAACAGCATTAAAAAAGCAATAATCAGAGTTAACATTGATTGACTTCCCTTATGTAGTTGATGTTGATTTTATGCGTATCCAGATTGACGCCGGATTGCTTTTTTGCTTTCTCCACCGCGTCGGCGGTGTCGTTCGCCTCAATCGTCATGCTGAACTCTTGAATGCAGGACTTGCAAAAGCCGCCCATTTTTCTTGCCGTGAGTATGATCTTATATTGCATCATAACCCCTTTGTAAATGCCCCTAAGCGGGGCCAGACTTGCGGATGTTTACCGCCTCTTGTGTCTACGTGATTCACGTTACCCGGTCAGCGCGATTGCGTCAATAGGTCACTGAATCGTTTGGCTGTTTTTTATTCATACTCGCCATCCCTGCGACCGAATCTGCCTTCCAGGTAGCCAGCTATCCAGATGAACTGGCCGCGAGTAACCAGCGTGTTGATTTGCGCCCAATGTTTATCGATCATCTTCGCGGCGACCTGATCGTAGGTCTTTTTGTCCTTCTTGATGGCGTCTTTTGTTTCTGCGGCCATCTGCTTTGCTATGCGCTTCACGGCGTTGTACTGCGCTTCATTCAGTCCGAACATTTGGCCTTCTCCCATTCCACCCAGGTTCCGCGAGCAATGAACACTTCAACACGCAGCGGACTATTGAAGTTTTTGTAGATGAAGATGAACCCTTTTTTGCTATCGGTCTCCACCTGCGTAACCGGGAACGCCAGCGGCTCGATTGTGTCGACCGACTCACTCATACGGATACCCGTAATCGTTGCGCCAATCGGCATATCTTCGACTTTTGAGTATTCAGGCATACAATTGCACTCCTTAAATTTGCGCCCGCCATAATGGCTTACAGGCGCTTTAAACGGTATTCGATTTCGTTAATTTTTTACGTGGTGGCAAGGTTCGCCATCTTTGACCTCACCCCACGCCCGGCGCTTGTTCCGCTCCAGCTTTTCCGCCACCGCTTCAGCCAACTGCTCATCGCTGAATCCGGCGCGGCGCGTTGCGTCCCATACCAACATGAGGATATCGGCGAACTCGCTAATGTCATCCGGCGCTTCTGCGGCCTCGATCGCCTCTTTCGCCAGGTGCTTGAGCGGCCCGACTGGCCCAACGTTACCGAACTGACGATCCGACCATTCCGCGTGCGCCTGGCGGACAAAGCGGAAGGGATCCCGTACTGACTCAGCGTCACCGCAAAGGTACAGGTCTTTCCACGCCGCCGGGTCGTTTTGCACCCGGCGCATTTCATGCAGTACGGCGTCAACATCCATCTTCTCAGGCCAATTGACCCGGAAGGATTCAGGCTGGCGGATGTATTCGACCACCTCGCCGCCCAGCACGCGCTGCTGCATAATCGCCTGCTCTTTGGTGTCGCAGATGAGGCGGCGCGATTTGCGCCCCTCGTTGGTTCCAATGGTGTAGGTCAGTACCCAAATTTTATTGCTCATTCTTCGATCACCTTATATTCGCCTTCGTTAAGCTCGAACCAGTCTGACGGTTTGACCTCGCCGAACTCCTCAGAGTTATAATGCTTGCCAACCTGCGCCCAAAGGAATCCGCCTTCGTATGCTTCGCAGGTGAAGCGGTCTCCATCTTTGATTCCTGCCCACTCCGCTAAAGTCGGTTCGTCCTCGGCGTTGCGGATGTTCGGGTTAGTGATTTCTACCACCACAAGGCCCAGGAATTTTTCAGTTTTTGACGGGTAAGGGATTTGCATCTTGTTAGCTCCTGATTGGTTTGCTTCAATAAGGCCACTATATCAAATGGCCTTGCGGAAGTTTTAGCAATTCGTGCTATTTGCGGGCTATCCACTTTGGCACACAAACGCCATCTCACCATTTAAAATTGCGGGAAATAATCACGCTGCCAACGGCGGAAAGTGTAATCCAGGGCCAGCAAAGCACAGGATAAAGATCTTCTTTGTCGGTAGAATCCGCCGATTTCAGGAAGGCCCGCATGAGGAAACAGCCGCACGCATACAGGGACAGAATAAGAACCACCAGGGCAATAACTGCGTAAATCATGATGTTTTTCCTTGTCTTTGGTGGGGTAGCCATGCAGCAACCCCGGTTAGTGTTTGTGGTTCGTGCTATTGCTGGAGTTTTGCGAAAGCGTCGGCCATCATGCGCAAAACTCGCGCGTGATCTTCAACGTCATAGCCAGGTTCGGTGCGCATGATTTCCCGAACCTTCTCGATCGTGGCGATAGCCGACTGAAGTTCACCAGTCAGGAAAGCAACCTGCTTTTCAAGTTCCGCGATTCGTGAGAATGGTTCACGCATGAATGATTCGCACGAGGCATCACTAAGCGCCCAATCGATCCCGGCGCGAATAACGGCGGCTAACAGCGGGTCGTCGTCTTTGGCGAAGTTGTCGGACGGGATCAGGTGTATAATTTGTGTGGTGTTCATGGTTAGGCTCCATCTCTTGTTAGTGTGGGGATAGTATGCACCATCCCCGGACGTTCGTTTTAGCAATTCGTGCTATCAAAGGGCGTCTAATTCCGCCTCAATGAATTCGTACCACTCGTGGCCGTTAACTGGATCGTGTTCGGTTCCATGCAGCCAGTCCGTATGCACGGAACAGAATTCGCCGGATTTATCGAAATAGAAGTCGGCCCATGACCGCGCCCAATCGCCTACGCCAGCGAACGTGCCGAACTTGCGGATGTATGCGTCGGTGTATCCGCGCTGCTTCGCTATGCGCTTCAGTGCGCGAACCAGCAACTTGCGCTGCGACGCCTTCGATACTTTCCGCAGGTGGAAAAGCGCGTTTTCCGGCTCACCACCAACACGGATGGTCAAGTCTTCGTCGGTGTCCAGCGGGTTGACGATGAATTCGTTCAGGTATCCGCCCCGGATTACGTGCACAGTGCCAAGTGGTTCGTGCACCTCGACGGCATCGAATACGCAGCCGATAAGGTGGCGCTCACGCTCGCGGGCCGCATTGACAACCATAAGTTTGACGGTATTCATTAGCGGATCTCCTTCACATGGTGAACTTCGAGAAGGTTGGTTACTTCACGGATGCCGCAGTCCTCGAACTCCTCTTCGGCCCCTGCCGCCACCCTTAATCTGGTAAACCCGGCGTCATCGTCGATTGCGACTTCAATAACCTGCTCGCTCGAAAGCTCGATGTATGCGCAGCCGTAGGAATTCAGTTCTTCCAGCAGTGCGATTAAATTGTCGTTCATTGCGTTGCTCCTGATTGGATTGTTTCACTTCAGTAACGCCACTTTATCAAATGACGTTACGGCAGTTTTAACAAAAAGTGCTATTCTTTTTCGCCGCTGAACGCTGCCCGATACCCACGGCGGAATCCGTTAATCTCAGACAGGCGGCATACCCCAATGATGATGCAAATCATGCCGATCGCCTGCCAGCCTACGTGGTCATGCAGTACCAGGCCGCCCAGGAAGAAGGCCCAATACAGCGCGAGTTTCTTTTTGCTTACTTTCATACTTTCACCTCAAATAGAACGTTGTTTTCATATGGTCTGTTAAGAAACATCGCTATCTTTTCGTCCGGCATACGGCAAGCTAACCAGTTTTCTCCCAACTCCGTTGTTTTCTTGTCGTCCTGCAAAATCCAGACTTCATCCAGGCCGGGGCCTAACCTGGCTTGATACTCCTTGCCCACCGTGAACAGCGGAATAAGTGGCCCGTAACCCGCATGGGTGCAAATCCCTGTTACTGTTTCCATTAGTAGATCCCGTTAGTCCAAACGTAGCCGCGTTCGATTATCTCGCGCAGCCTAACCCTTTTCGGAGATGGGTTAACCCCGTCGCCACCAGTGTAGAACCCTGTTCCATACGCAAAATGAACCTGCTTTGCTAACAGTCCGCCGCGCACCTGGATGTAAAGGCGGTTTCGTCTGGCAAAACTTATAAGCGTCCTGATTTGCTCAAACGGCTCGCCCTTAATCCTCGAGATCTTGCACATCACTGGCTTTTCGCCAAATTGCCCGGTTAAGCAGTGGCGATCGAAGTCTGATAAACGTACCATCCATACACCTCAAAGCTGATTTGCAAAGATATGCCAGACGTGATCTTCTGGCGTGCGTTTCATTAGTTTGTGCGCCTTGCGTGCCATGCGCTTATAGTCGCGGGCGGTAAGTTTCGTTGGGTCGGCAACGAACGATTCGACAATCAACCCCTCGTAATGGTATTCCGGCAGCCATTCCCGATGGGTTCGCCATTCGTTGAAAGTGGTTAGCTGGATAACGGAATGCAAGTCACTGTGAAGGTGTTCCCCGCGCTCGCCGTAATGGAAAGCTCCGCGCATTTTTCCATCATTGCCAACGTGCAAAAGGTGAATGCGGCTTTTCTTGCCTTCGAAGTTGGTTCCGACGATGGCGACAACTGCGTTTTTGACGATCTGTTTCATTGTGAATCTCCGTTGTTTGGTGTATGGCCATTATGCCCGATCTCATGACCGGGCGTTTAGCAAAAAGTGCTATTCAGAAACCGAACGCCTCACGCTCCAGGCTGGCCAGCGACGGGAAGCTGAATTTTGTTACATGGAGCGAGCCGCCTACATAGCCAGAAATTCTGATATTATCGAACTCAATCTCAATGCTGATAATCTTCATGTTCATGCTGAAGGCGTACATTGCAAGTGCGCGGTGCGCCCGCGCCAGGAATTTTAATTGATTAATGCTTTCATTGTTCAACGTCCTTTAGTTTATAGTCACAATAGTAACTGAATTCAGGGTTGCTCGACGGTTTCTTGTTGCACATAACTGTATGCTGACTCAATTTTCCCCAACATACTTGATCTACTTCTTCACTCCAACCATCGCAAGATTCGCCGCGATATTCTGCTATCGCATCCTCAGCGTATTGTTTAGCTTGCTCTTCAGTTTCGAACAGTTCGAAACCACACTCAGGATCGTAACCAAAGAATTTGAATTTCATTTAAAGATCGCCCCTTTGATTTTGTTCCAGAAAGCGAATGGCTGACGCTGCGGTTTCAGTTCCACGATATCATGATCGTAGAATCCGCGATGTTTGCCGCAAAGAATCGGCTGCACGCCATCAGTTACCATGTCGCCAATAAAGAACCACTTTCCGCCATCCATGAAGTACAAGCCGTGGCATACACCAGGAGCCGCATGAGTGGCGGTATCTGGCAGGCTGTATACCCTGCCGCGAGATTTGAATTGCTGCATTATCCTGTCTCCTTGCATAATTTAGTCGTTAATCGACTTCGTGATAATTATGCCCGATACGTTGACCGGGCGTTTAGCAATGCGTGCTATTTCAGGCCGCGAAGGTCAATCTTCGATTTTGCCCAATCATGGAAGCGAGCCATTTCGCCAACCTGAAGCATTTTGTTTCCGCCCGGCCCCTTATCCACCCATGAATCAGGAGAGTAACTCAGTAGGCGAACATTTTCAACGGTCGACTCATAGGCCCAAATTGAGCCGTCGGCATCAATGGCAACTGTGTTGGCCCAAACTGGCACGTCAAGCGACTGCATGTCGAACGTGCCATGGATGTTAATCTGGAAGGCTACAACGTGGCGCTGCGTGATGGTCGCCACTACTTGCTCGCCGGATTTAACTTCGTGAATCATTGCGTTATCCTTACAGGAACATTCCAGCCAGGCGCAGGCGGTTGATGATATCGTCACGCTTGACGCGGAGGCCGTCATAGTAGTCTTCGAGTTGGGGATCCCATGACGGCAGTTCAAGCAGTGCTTTCATCTCATCGCAGGCTACTTTAAGCGCGTTGAAGTTCTGCTCGACGGCGCGACGGTGGGCTGCTGCGTTCAGTTCGTTGTTGTGGTTGCCAATCATGTTTTTTGCTCCTCTGTTTCGATGGGGTAATAATAACGCATTGCCCCGATCGAGTTTTAGCAAAAAGTGCTATTCGTGCTTTTTGAACTCGTGAACCTGGTTCCCGCCGGAATGTTCTTCAATATCCACTCGGTCGCAGGTCACGTAAAAGCCGCGAATGACGGTGAATCGCCACTTGCCCTGCCAGTGGAAGTATACGCCGTGCTCGCTGCCCTGGACGGCTTTGGTTGATGAGTGTGGGATCGGCATCCCGGCGAAGGTGCGAAGTTTGGTTGTTGCTGAAAAACGTGGCATGGCCATTCCTCCTGGCGTTTGCCGTGTTGGTGGTTGGAATATAGCGCCACCGAAGCGGCGCTATTGCGATTATTTGCCCTGGCGTGCAAGGTAGCGCTCTTTGAGTTTCTGCCAGTGCCAGCGCATGACGTGTTCGTTATGGTAGTTGCTGGTTGAATATGGATTCTTCTTGCTCATCTTCATCTCCTGGTTGCTTACTTGATACGAACTTCAACTTCAATGTCGGACTGCGGCGCGAAGAGTTGGGCCTTTCCATTAACGCGAATTGTGAGAATGTTCGCCTTGCGATCTGCTGCGAGAACCAGGCGAAACTTGCCAGCAAACTTGACCATCATGCCAGGATTAACTTCGCTCATCTTGATAACCTTATCCATCTTCATCACCTCAGTTCGTTGTCGATGGGTAAATAATACCGGATCTCGCCATCGTCGTTTTAGCAAAAAGTGCTATCTTTCCAACTCTTGCATATCGCCAACTGAAAGATAATAAGCGATATCAAGGCGGCTCATTGTGGGGTAAGGCCAGCCGCATTCATGCCAAATAACATCGCCCTCGCCTTTAGTCCACATAGTTTCGCCATCCCAGCGCCAAAGGCGGTTATTGAGGCGCGATCCGTAGACCGCGCCAGGTTTTACATCACTCGCCTTAAAATTCATAATCGACAACCCCGAACTCGTTAACGATCTGCGCCTTGTAAAAGCCACCGTTTGCCGCCAGGTTGTAGCACGCCGCCACGGTCTCGAACTCGCGCACTTCTGGCTTGCTGTTTTCGTGTTCCCAGGTGATCAGAGTAATCATTTCGCTTTCCTCGGTTCGTTGTCGATGAAGAGATAATACCCGATCGCTCTGACCGGGTTTTAACAAAAAGTGCTATTTCTGGCAGTGCTGGCTGATATCGCTGGCGGACAATCCAAGATCGATAGCCGCGAACAAGTTCGCCTTGTAAATCCCGGCCAGGGCATCCCCGGCGAAGTCTGTGGCAAGAGCGGCAACTAAACCCTTAATCCTTTCCCGCTCAGAGATAGCGCCCTGCCGCCTGTATGCCTCAGCCTCCAGGTTTGAGGCGGTCGCTGCGTCGAACTCGGTAAAGACGGAGATTAACCCCGCTCCCAGACTCACCCGCAACACTTCGCCCGGTTCCAGGAGTTTCAGCAACGGCCTGCGGAAATGGTTGTCGACCGGATGAACGCCGAACTTCTCCACGAACTCCTCCGCCGTCATCTGGATACGCCGCCCACCATCCAGGAACATGCGCCGGATCTCGGAAGAGCGGTTGCCAGTGAATGTACCTTCCGGCTTCGCGGCTTCCTGGCTCCGCCCGGCTGGCCTGGTGGCGTCACCAAACGTGATGGATTGCAGCCATTCATGGTAAGCGGCCTGCTTATCTGCGTCGTACCGCATCCACTCGGACACGTCGACTTCTTCGAACTCATAGCCTTTATATTGCATTTGTGTTTCCCCCACATTTACGGCGTTTGGTAATGTTTCGGAAGATGATAATACCGCCCGCAAGCCTTGCCGTCAAAGGGTTTCGGCGTGTTGGGGAAGATTTGCTGTCATCCCCTATATATCCCTATGTACATTTTTTCGCGGCGGAACATCTAAAAACTATGGCTTGCGCAAGGAGAATCCATAACCTCCCCGGAGAAATCTTACCAAACATATATAAAGATAAAGAGTAATAATAATAATATTATTATTTATCATATACTTACTATCTATATATGGGCTTATATTGGTCACTTTTTGCGCAATTTTTAGGTAAGATTATTCCTCCCCCACGCTCCCACACGACGTAAATGTTGGCGAAACACAACTCGACGTTTTGCCAGCTTCGATCGGCAAATTGCGCGCATGGTGCATACA